TCATGCGGCGGCGTCCTGGCTTTCGCCGCGCAGCTGCTGGGCAGCGGCGATCAGGGCGCGCGCTGCGGCGGTTGCCTCGTCGGCGGTGTAGTAGATCCGGGCGGCGCCGAAGTTCTGGACGACCTTCCCGGTGACCGTGTCAGCCTTGGCGGTGCCGGGGGCGGTTTCGGTGTTGAGGGCCAGAGTGGCCATGGTTGATCTCCTGCGCCGCGCCCCGAGGTGGACGGGGCTTCGTGGTGGCGCGAAGAAAGTAAAGCATGGCTTTACATATAATGTAAAGCGCAGATTGATAAATGGTCAGCCGGAGCCTGAATTGGTTCATGGTCTGAATTCGGCCAAAGAAAAACCCCGCCGAAGCGGGGCTGTCGGGGCTACCTGTTGTGGGTTGTTCTAGATCCAGCCGAAGCCTTTGGCCATCAGGCCCGCAAGACCAAGGGTAGCCACGATCAACGCTGAGAAGAGCTTCACGAAGTCGGACCTAGCCTCCGACCGTATGGCCTTGAACTCTTCCTTGGACTCTGAGCGGATGGACTTGAATTCCCCATTGACCTCGCCGCCGAACTGCCGGAGGGCTTGATCCATGGATTTCAAATCGATCTTGATCTCAGCAATGTCCCGCTGGATGTACTCGACAGTGGCTTCAAGTTTAGCGACGCGTGCTTCCATGCCGCCATCATGAGGTGGACCGCCTCCGCCCGCAAGTTGGTCCTCCTCCGCTGCAGCCTCAGTCCATGCGAGAACGCTCGTAACCCGTTCCTTGAACTTAGGGTGCATCGCTCGCTTCCTGTCTAGTGAAGCCAGTCATTGTCTCGATAGTGTCAATGATCTTGTCGACGCCCGCTGGTTTGGCCTCTTCCAAGTAGTCAAGCAGGCCGCGGACCTGTTTGCCGAGTGCCTCGCGATCTGGGTGCGAGTGACATACGCAAATCATCGTAAATTCGAGGGCTGCGATCTTCTGCAGCAGCTCTCTTGAAATGCCCACATGGTCCTTTTCACTCATCTCAGTCAGCCCATCCGCCAATCCAGTGGACACGGCCAACGACCGTGATAGGTTCCCGCTTCGAGTCCATCCGCCGCGGCTTCTGCCACTGATGATCACCGTTCGGGTTGTCGCTTCGGAAGAAGGTGATCCCATCGAGGATCTCCGCTCGCTTCACGTAGTACTCGGGGTTGGCCGCGCCGTGGACCTGGATCAGGTACAGGCAGCCGTCAATCACGCGGTGGTCCGACGCGTCGAAAAGAATGGCGTCGCCATCTTGAATGGTCGGCTCCATGGAGTCGCCCTTGCCGTAGTAGACGGCGAGATTCCGGCCGAAGATGCCCCTACGCCGCAGACTTGTCTTCTTGAACTTCAGGCTGTGGGTCTCTGCGTACTCGTCTGCCTCTGCGCCAGCAGCGCCTAGACCAACTGCCTGTGAGTACGCCCGCACGTTGTCATGGTCGGTGTCCGCTGCAACAGCCGCCGACTCCGCATCGGTAACCGTTTCGTCCAGGAAGTACTCCGGACGCCTGCCAGTGTGACGGGCCAAGGCGGGAATGAAGAACTTGTCGATCGCGCCGTTTGACTCCCAGCCCGTTATGGCTTGCGGATTGATCTCACATTCCCTTGCAACACGGGCCTTTGTTCCTCGCGGCGAAGAGCTGAATGCGTAGGAGATCCTGCGCGCTAGTTCGTTGTTATCAAGCATAACTTGATGATCGCGCGGCATGGCTGCAGCGCCAATAAAGCAGGGCTTTACGATATATGTAAAGATGTGCTTTACTTTCCATATGGACCCGATCACTACTGCTATCGAAGGACTCAAGGGCGGCCAAGCAGCAATGGCCCGCCTTCTTGGCGTTAAGCCGCAGGCCGTTAACCAGTGGGCTAAGGGGCGCCGCCCAATCCCTGCTAGGCACGTCCTCGCAATCGAGGCCGCAACGGGGGTTTCGCGGCATGTCCTTCGTCCCGATGTGTTTGGCCCCGCGCACACGGCGCGCGCTAATGCCTCTCCGGCCCCCACCGAGATCAAGGTGCTCGTAGACAGCCGCATGAGCAAGCGCGCGCTGCGCGAGAAGCTTGGCCTGAGCACCGACAAGCTGTTGGCCAAGGTTCTGCAGCTGCCAGTGGAGCAGGTGAGCGACTGGGCAGATGAGGACATGGTCCCGGCCTTGCCGCAGGTGATGAAGCTGCTTGGGCACCCCGAGCAGCAGGAGCCGGCAAAGCCGACACACGACCCCGATGCTGACCGAATAGCCCCGATTGAGGTGGCGTGATGGGCTACAGCCGAACCAGGCGCTCGCCAGTGGCGACCACTTCAAATCCGTCTGCGTCGGCATTGACGGCGCTGCCGTCTCCCAGCGTGTGCCTTGCCATCCCCTCGACCCAGCTCGGGCCGTCCAGGTCCGAAGTGTCGATGCGGGTGAAGTGCTTGATGACCCACACCCTGCGGCCGTCCGCGCCGCGAGTCTCGATTTGTTCCGTCTCCATGGAGAACCCCAATGTCTGACCAAACCCCCGAGCAGGCGCGGGAGCACCACCTGTCGCGCATCCGCGAATACGCGGTGCAGCACGACCTCGCTGGCGAGGATATCGCACTGATCTTCAACGCGGGGCTGGCCGCCGCCCGGACCTTGCGGCCCTCGCTTTTCGAACAGGTGGCCACTGGCCGTCTTCCCTGAATTGTTGATCTCCATGGCGCCCATCGTGCGCCACCAGAGCACAGCCCGAAACCTTGAAAAACCGTCCCTCCCAAGGTGACCTCATGACCTGCCGCACATCCCCCCTTAGCTGGCTCGACACCCTCTACAACGCTGTGCGCGAGACGCCGGGCGGTGTGCAGGCTGCAGCCGCGTACCTGGCACAGCGCCGGGGCAAGTCGATGCACCCCGAGACGCTGCGCGCGAAGCTGCGCGGCCTTGAAGGCGAATCGGTAACCATCGAAATCGCCGAATTGCTCACCGAGTGGATGCAGGAACAGGTGGGTGGTGCGGACCGCGCGCTGGGTTGGATGCAGGCACTGGCCGGCCAGTTCGGCATGGCTGTGGATGTGGTGCCGCCGGCGCCGGAGGGCGGCTGGTCGGACGAGATCGCAGCGCTGCAGACCAAGCTTCTGGAGATCCAGCGCAGCATGGGTGCCCTGTCTGGCACCGCATTGGAGGCGATTGCGGATCAGCAGATCGACAGCGACGAAGCACGGCTGATGCTCGCCGAGGTCCGTTCGCTGCGCACGATGGCGCACCGTCTGGAGCGCAACATTGCGCGCGCTGCGGCCAAGGGGAGGGTGGCGCGATGAACCATCCCGCTCGCTCCACCGATCCCAGCACCAGCCACGAGGCCGCACGTCACGTTGTCGACAGTGGCCTTCAGGCCGACCAGCAGGCCGTGGCACTCGCGGCGGTGAAGCTCGCATCTGGCCTGACCAGCAATGAACTGGCCCAGCGGACGAATCTCGACCGCTACATGCTCGCTCGACGGCTGCCAGAACTGGCGGAAGAGGGCCTTGTCTGGCGTGGCCCGAAGAAGCCCTGCGCGGTGAGCCGCCGCAGCGCTTGCACCTGGTGGGCCGTTGCGCCGGGCCAGACGTTTCCGATGGCGGTCTGACTCATGAGCATTTCCCTGATGACCGCCGCATGGCGTCTTGACCTGCCAGCATCGCCAAAGTTGGTGCTGCTGGCCCTGTGCGACTGGGCGAACGATGAGGGCGCCAGCCTTCATCCATCGGTCAAGGCGGTGGCTATCCGTGCGTCGATGAGCGAGCGCAATGCGAAGCGCGTGCTGCACACGTTGATCGAGGCCGGCTGGCTCTCGGTGGTAGGTAACTCCTTGGGCGGAAAGCCCGGCATGACGCGCCAGTACCAGCTCAACGCTGCGGCGATCATGCGGGGTGGACTCATCCAGACGGGTGACAACTTGTCACGGGTGACAAATCCGGCAGGGACGGGTGACACCACGGGTAAGGGACGGGTGACAAATGGAGCAGAGACGGGTGACACCCGTGTCACCCAAACCACCATAGATCCATCAGTAGAACCACCAAAAGCAAAGAAGCGCGCAAGCGCGCCGTCTGTGGTCGCGGTGGATCTCGATTTCTCGACCTGGCCCAACCCGCCCTCGCCGCAAGTCCTCGGTGACTGGCTCCACCTCCGCCGCCAGCGCCGCGCCCCGGTCACACCGACGGTGCTGGAGGCATTTGGCCGCGAGCTGCATCTGGCAGCGGCCATGGGCTTCACCGTCGATCAGTGCCTGGCGAAGTGCTGCACCCGCAACTGGCAGGGCTTCGAAGCCGCATGGCTGGAGCGCGACATTCCGACCAACTCCCGAACCACTGGAGGTTCCAATGCAAGCCATCACGTCGGTTCTGCCGGCCGCACCGACCAGCTCCACCAGCAGTTCCTCGCCGGTCGACGGGGCCAAGGCGGTGGTGGCGGGCTTGGCGGCGATGCCGGAGAGGTCATCGACGGAGATTTCAGCGTCGTCCGCTGAGCCCCTCAGCGAGGAGGTTGGCGATTACCTGTTCACGTTCTGGAAGCAGATGGGCTCGATGTTTCCGGGCACCTGGGAGCGCCAGAACGGCGTAGCTCCGGTGAACAAGGCGGGTGTTCTGACCATCGCGGGCAACACCTGGTTTCAGGTGCTCAAGGGTCGAAGCCGCGCGCTGCATGCACGGGGCATGGCCTGTTGCCTGAGCGAGGGCAGGGGGTGGCCGCCGAACCCGGGCAGGTTCTTGGCGATGTGCCTGGACATTCCGGTCATGACTGCTGTGGAGCGGGAGATGGCGCCGGGTCGTCCGCAGAGCGGTTTCACCGTCCTGGTGCGCTCGATGCTGGACCTGCACGTCTACGCCAGCGCAGACAACGGGTTCCAGCAACGGCAGATGCTCACGGAGGCCTACGAGCGCGCTATGCGCCACGTGGTGGACGGCAAGCCGGTGCCGGAGCCGGTTCTGGCGATCGAACAGGAAAGGCACGGCGTTCGACCGGTTCGTGATCGCGATTCGGCGCGCGCTGCGATGGAACGGGCTGCCGCGGAACTGAACTTCGATGGTGACTGAAACGGAACTGGCCCAGGCCGAGCAGGCCGGGAGCTGGGCGCGGGACGCCTGTCGGGATCGGGAGTCGGCACCGCGGTACGAGATGGGCCAGGACGGCGTCAGGCGCCGCCGGCGCTGGCAGGCAGGTTGGGACAAGCGGGACCAGGAACTGAGCGCGGCACGCCGCATCACGACGAGGAAGAAGCGCTGATGTGGTCGAAAGCACCGCCACCGACGAAGGAAGAGGGCGCCCGCATCGAGCTGGCCAAGACCGGGCCGTGCATGGCCTGTCTGGCGCTGCTGGAGCAGCAGCTGTTGGAAGCCGAGCTGGTGGTTTACGGCTGCGACTACAACCACGCCAAGAGCGGCAACCGGCGGCGCGGCCACTTCTTCGGATTCGCGCTCTGCGTATGGCACCACCGCCGCATTCCGATGGAGGGGAACACCTTCGCGACGATGCGCCAGATCTACGGCCCGAGCCTGATGGATGGCTCGCGGACCTTCCACGAGACGTACGGCTCCGACGACGAGCTGATTGCAAACCAGACCTACATCAACGAACTGAGGGCGGCAGCATGAAGACAACGAAGAAACTGGCACCGAAGTTGAACCCTCAAGTCGCGCCAAGGGAACGGCGGATGGACCACAACACGGTGTCCCGACCCAAGCGAAGGAAGCCCGGCACGTTGGCCGCCGGCCAAGTCGAGACGGTTGACCAGTTCGAGGCCCGTGGCGGCCGGGTGCAGCGCATTCCGGCCACCTGGGAACAGGCTGCATGATCAGCAGCAAGAGGAAAATATCTCTACTCGGAACTGGCAGCAGCTGCCTTCCGGGCAGCCACTTGAGCGGGCAGCGTGAAAGTGTAGGTGAGGAAAAGTTCAGTGAAGCTCGCGAGCTGGGATATCTCTTCCATGCTCAGCTCGTCGTCATCGTGCGCGCCATGATTGCCATCGAGCCTGATCAGATGTGCCCACTCCTTCAGATCATCGGTCAGTCTTCCAGACTTATGGAGGGCGTCGATCCGCGGGGCAAGGTTCTTTCCAGCGAGAGCTGCGTCCAGCTCTCTGGTCGCGACATCAAGGGCTTTTCGGTACATAGCCGCTGCCGCGTCCATGTTCTTGCGCTTCGCATTGTCGATCCCTTGCTCATATGCGCGGCGAACGACCGAAGACGTATGTTTCGGCGCATCTGTTCGCTCTGGAGCAGGATAGATACTAATGATTCGAGCGTAGTTGCTTTCCATCGCGTCTTCCAGTGGACCCGATTCATGGGAAAGCCAATCGACCGCTACTCGGCCAGTCTCCATGCAGATACAGAGAATGTCGTAGCAACGGTTGCATTGAAACATCGCCGTTGGTCGCTGAGCCGGCAGTTGCGTGTATCCAGCAAGCGTCATTCCTACTGTTTCAGCCAAACAGTGGGGGCAGTCTCCAACATAGGTAACAGCCATGTCTGATATCCCTTTCCATTCAAAGAAGATTGAGAGCGAGCTTCGATACTTGGACGCAACCTGTGCCCTGCGCCTGTTGGACCATTATGAGCGTTGCCCGGAAGACTGGAAACTCGATTTTGTCGCCGCCCTTGTATCGTCCCTCCTGGTCTCCCGTGCTCGGACAGCAGGGAATACCAGTGCATAGAGATTACAGGCTGTGGACCTTGCCGGACTTTGTGATCGCCCGGCAACTGATCTCGAGAGAGGGTCTCAAAAGGGCCGCAATGAATCACGACCTGGCGCGAGCGCGCGCTGCACGAGCAAACCACCAAGGGGAAGGCGCATGCGAATGAGCAATGCACGGGAACTGCTGTCCAGCCGGACGGGCCCAAAGACCATGAGCTTCGATGGGAGTGCGGGCGGCCCGACCACGCAGGAGATCGTGGCCGCACTGGCGTACGTGCCGCACGGGCTGGGGCATGAGCTGCTGCAGGCAATGTGGTGGCCCGAGAGTGGTCAGCGCCGGCGCGAACAGCTGCGCCAGGCCGTCATCGCTTTGGTGGCACCGGAGTTCACCCGCCAGATGCACGAACTGGCCGATGCCCGCACGGAGTTTGGCATCGCCAAGGCCAGCATGGGCTGGTGCGGCGGGACGGTCACCGATGCACAGCGACGCGAGCTGCGCCGAGCAGAGAAGGCGCTGGATGATGCGCGCGCTGCGGCATGGCCGAACAACACGATGGAGCAGCTTGGGGTTCTGGCTGGGGCGGTGATCGCGGAGATGGTCGGGGCATGCGAGTGCGAGCGTTGCGGCGGCAGGAAGGTTGTTCCAGATCCGGCGGGCGCAGGTGTAGTGAACTGCGGAGACTGCGGCGGGAGTGGCTGCGAGCCCTTGAGCGGCCGAAAGCGCGCCGGCGCCATCGGGGCGGATTGGTCGGCCTACAGCCGGTTCTGGAGGCCGGTCTATGAGTGGATGCTTGCCAACTTCCGCGCGGCCGAGGCGCGCGCTGCACGGCAGTTCAGCAAGGCGCTCACGATGACGGCGTAACGATGACTTCCTAGGTCATCGAAAAAGGCAGCAATCTTGCCACCATCCAATCGCAAGCCCCGGCCCAGCCGGGGCTTTTTCTTTCCGGAGAAGCTATGGCGCAAATCACTCCCCAACAGGCTGGCGGCGTGAACGTCGTGGCCTTTCTCGACATGCTGGCCTGGTCCGAAGGGACCGACAACGGCAAGCAGCCAACCAAAGACCGTGGCTATGACGTGATCGTCGGTGGCCAGCTGTTCAACGGATTTGCCGACCATCCGCGAGTCTTGGTGCCTCTGCCGAAGCTGGGCATCCAGTCCACCGCCGCAGGCCGCTACCAGCTGCTGCGCCGCTACTACGACGCCTACCGGAAGACGCTGGGCTTGAAGGACTTCTCGCCACTGAGCCAGGACTTGATTGCGCTGCAGCAGATCCGGGAGCGCCGCGCACTGCCGCTGATCCAGGCGGGCAAGCTCTCCGAGGCGATTAAAGAGGTGCGCAACATCTGGGCGAGCCTGCCCGGCGCTGGCTACGGCCAGCACGAACACAAGCTGGCGGATTTGGTGGCGGTGTACCGAAAGGCCGGCGGAACGGTGGCGCCGTGACCGAGCCCGTGAGCACCATGAAAATCATCGTCGGGACGTTCACGGCAGCCGTAGTGGCGCCCGCGACTGCTGATGCGCTGCGTGAGGCCGAGCGCGTCATCCTCGGTGTGCCGCAGTCTGTGCTGTTGGTGGCCATGGCCGGCGCCCTGATCGGTGTCCTGCTGTTGCCGGAGAAGGACGCGGAACGGGTTGCCGCAGACGCCAGCCGCCGCCGCGGTCACCGGCTCCTACAGACCGCCGCGCGCTGGGCCGCTCTCGCTGTTGCGGTCGTGGCCTACGCCATCGTGGCCGCATGGGTCATCGCTGTTGCCGCGTCCATCTGGCCGGCGCTGGCGGGCGCCCCGCAGCTGCCGCTGGCTGGCCTGTCCGGCGTGCTGATCCGCCGGCTACTGCCCGGCTACGTGCGCATGGTGGAGAAAGCCACCGGCGCCATCGGAGGCGATAAGCCATGAGCGTACTGATTCGATTCCTTCGTGCCGTGTGGGGCCTGGTCATTGGCGCCGCCGCCGACGCATTGCAGTGGCTGAGCAAGCCCGGCAGCAAGATCAAGGTGGTGTGCGGGGTGCTGGCCTTCGGTTGCGCGGTGTCCGGGCTGACTGCCTACGAGAAAGAGCAGAAGATCCGCGACCTGAGCGCTCAGGTGGTCAAGGTCCGGGCCGACTGGGATGCAGATGCGGCCCGACTGCAGGCCGACGTGGACACCCGCGATCAGCGCCTGGCCGAGGTCGCCACCGCACTGAGGGCGGAAGCCGAGAAGCTGGAAGCCCTCAAGGCGGAGAGTGCGGCAGCACTACAGGCACTCGCCGGCAAGATCGAGGCGTCCGAGAAGGAGGCATCCACCTGGCGCGGCCGCTACGAGCAGCGGCCCGACACCTGCAAGGCAGCGCTGGAGCTGCTTGATTCCGCCTGCCCAGCATTGAAGGGGTACTGACATGCGCGTCATCGTGGTTGTCACAGCTGCGCTACTGGCTGCATGCCAAGCCGCACCTACCAAGCCGAATCCGCCTGCGCCTGCCTTCATCAAGGTTCCGGTGGCCACCTATGTCCCCATCGATGCCGCCCTGACCAAGCGCTGCAGCTGGGTGCGAGACGGGAAGCCTTCGGCGGTGTTCGACGTGAGCAACGGTCGGAAGCGCTGCCTGATGCAGTACGAGGCCCAGTTCGAGGCCATTGGCCAGGTGCAGGGCAAGCCTGTGCCCGAGCCCGAATGATGGCGCAACACACGGAGCGCCAGAATCGCGTGCTGGCTCTGGGACGGCTCAAGACCGGCGAGATGAACAAGACCGAGGCCGCGTATGCCGAACGGCTGCGCGCGTTGCAGGCCGCCGGCGAGATCCAGTGGCACCGGTTCGAGGGCCTGAAGCTGCGCCTGGCGGACAACACGTTCTACACCCCGGACTTTGCCGTCATGGCAGCCGATGGCGTCATGGAGTGTCACGAGGTGAAGGGCCATTGGCAGGACGATGCAAGGGCCAAGATCAAGATCGCCGCGTCCATGTACCCGTTCCGCTTCATCGCAGTGAAGGTCAAGCCCAAGCGAGATGGCGGCGGCTGGGCAGTGGAGGAGTTCTGATGGCCGAGACGATGACGGCTTCCATCCGCATGCGCTGGTGGCTGCGGTGCTACTTGGCCGCGGTGGTGTGGTTTGCCAGGACGACGGGCATGGAGCCGGACTGGGATCGGGTCGAGCGGTGGATACGCCGAGGCCTGGTACTTCGAACAACGGGGATTGCTGATGGACGTTGCACGGATTGAAGCGCTGGCGGCGGAGCTGGCCGCAGAGAAGGCCGCGCGCGTTGCCGGCGGCGCCGACGCTCGTATTGACCGTCTGGTCGGGGTGATCGAGCAGCAGGGCGCGCAGATCGCGGAACTGAGTGTGCATGTCGGCATGCTGGTCCAAGCTGTGGCGCAGTTGCTGGGCGAGGAGCTTGGCACGCCGGTTCCCGAGGGCGAGGGCGAGGAACCGCGCCGTGACCTGGACGGGAACCCGTACTGATGCCGCGCCGCGCTCCAAAGCATCGACCGTACAGTCTCGGCTGTGCTGCCTATCAGCCCCCACAACGAGACCGCCAGGCCGAGCGTGCTCTTGCTACCAACTCAACGCCCTGGCGGCGGCTGCGCGCGCTCGTGCTTGCGGCTTGTCCGCTATGCGTTGCCTGCTCGGCAGAGGGGAGAATTCGCGCTGCTAGTCATGTCGATCACCGCGACGGTGACAGCCGCAACAATGCACTGTCCAACCTGCAGGGCCTTTGCGTCCGCTGTCACAGTGCCAAGACGGCGCGTGAGGACGGAGGGTTCGGGAACAGGCGCGGAAAGGTTGGCGTTCCAAAAATGGAACGATAAAAACGTCAATTTAACGAAAAATTAACAAATCAAGGGTGGGGTGGGTCAAAAGTCGAAGCTGAACGGCTTCGGATACGTGCGCCCCCCTGTTTATTCCCACCGTCAGTTGGGAAAAACCAATTTTTGAGGTGCAGCCGTTGCGCTGCTGGAACGACACATGGGGAATCCTCGCAAACCGACATCGCTGAAAGTGGTGGCGGGAACCGACCGCCCTGATCGTGACGCGCCACTGGCGGTCGATCTGCCACTTGTTTCTGATGTGCCTGCGGCGCCGGACTGGCTGCCGAATGCGCATGCTATCAAGGAATGGGACCGGCTCGCGCCGATCCTACACGCAAACAAGCTCTTGACGGAGGCGGGGCTTTCGGCGCTCGGGCAGCTGTGCGCGCTGCATGGCAATACGGTCCAGCTCTACAGTGCTGGCCTTGCCCCGGTCGCTTCGATGGTTTCGCAGTTGCGCGGTCTCATGAATGACTTTGGTCTGACCCCCGTTGCCCAAGGCAAGGTCAGGCCGGCGGGCGATGGCGATAAGGCTGGGAATGCCTTTGCCAACAACGGCCCGAAGCGGAAGGGCCGTGCGTGACTATGTCGGCGTCGCCAAGGCCTACGCTGAGAAGGCGATAGCCGACAAGAAGGGAAAACGATACGGAAAGTTGATCCGCCAGGCGGCAAAGCGCTTTCTTACTGACCTGAAGCGTGCGGCGAAGAAACGTCCCCCTTTTCTGTTCGACGAGTGGCATGCGTGCGACCCGTGTGACTTCATTGAGAAGTTGCCTCACGTAGAAGGCAAATGGGCGCGCCCCGAGATTGAGCTGCACGAATCCCACGTGTTCTTTGTGGTTCAGCTCTTTGGCTTCCGCAACCACGATGGAAGCAGGCGCTTTACCTCTGCGCTGTTCGCTGTGGCGAGAAAGAACGCGAAGTCCACGCTTGCGGCTGCCATCCTGCTCTACTGCCAATGCTGCGAAGAGGAGGAAGGCGCGCAGATCATATCGGCGGCGACGACCGGCAGCCAGGCGCGAATCATCTTCAACGTTGCCAAGCGCATGACGGAGAAGACGCCGGACCTGCAGGAGGCATTCGGTTTGGCGTGCTGGGCCAATGCGATCAGCAGGGTTGAGACGGGGGCAACATTCAAGCCCATCAACGCGAAGGCAAGCACGCAAGACGGGCTCAACCCATCCCATGTTGGCTTGGACGAGATCCATGCGCACAAGTCGGCAGACCTGCTTAACGTCCTTACATCGGCAGCCGGCGCACGTAGCAGCCCGCTGTGGCTGTACACGACCACAGAGGGATACACCAACCCAGGGCCGTGGGGCGAGCTGCGACAGTTCGCCAAGCAAGTACTGGCTGGAATCCTGGGTGATAGTGCCGACCACTTCCTAGTGGTCTTCTACGCCGTCGATGAGGACGACGACGAATTTGACGAGGGCGCATGGCAGAAGGCCAATCCCCTTATGGACGCAAATCCGCACCTGATAAAGGCGATCCGAAAGGAAGCCGTCGAGGCGCGGCAGATGCCGTCAAAGCTGGCTGAGTTCAAGATCAAGCGGCTCAACAGGCCGGCTTCCTCGGCCACCGGGTGGGTGGATCTGAGCAAGTGGCAGAGGTGCGGCGGGCAGGTGGATCTGACCTGGCTCGAAGGGCACCCGTGTTGGGGGGCCCTCGACCTTGCGAGTACCACCGATCTGACGTCTTGGCGCTTGGTCTGGAAAGTGGACGGGGTGTACTTCACCTGGGGCCGAAGGTTCGTACCGGAGGACGCCGTGCGCGTCCGAACGGAGAGGGGGGTTGTCCCTTATGCCGGTTGGGTAGCCGCCGGCCTAATCGAAGTGACGCCAGGCGAGGTAACGGATTACGAGGTGGTTGAGGCGCGGATGCGTGAGGACATTGAGCGTTTCAAGCCAGCGGCGGTCGCGTATGACCGTTGGAATGCTCAGGAAATCAGCCAGCGCCTACTGGCGGATGGGATTCCCTTAGTGGAGTTCAACCAGACCACGAAAAACTATCACCCGGCAATGCAGGAGCTTGAGCGGCTCTATATCAAGAAGGCCATTCAGCATGGAAATGATCCCGTTCTGAATTGGTGCGCTTCCAACCTGCTGGTGGTGAAAGATGGGAATCTCAACCAGAAACCCGACAAAAAGCGCTCGCCGGACAAAATCGATGACATGGTTTCGCTGCTCATGGCGATTGGCCTCTCCATTACCCCTGAAGAAGACGAGGGCGATCTCGACGGCTTCTTCTCAAATCCAATCGTGGTGTGAATATGACGAAGGACGCAAAGCAGAAGGGTCCCGGAAAGATCAAGTCATCTGTCCTGCGCTGGCTCGGCGTGCCCATGGGTCTCACTGATGAGACGTTCTGGGCGGCCTGGTCCGGCGGTGGTTCCAGTGCCGGAAAGACCGTAAATCAGCGCACGGTGCTACAGCTGTCTGCGGCCATGGCATGCGTGCGGCTGCTTGCCCAGGTCGTTGCAACACTGCCGGTGGGGTTCTTTGAACGGAAGCCCGATGGAACCCGGGTGGCTGCCAACAGCCATCCGCTCTACGAGATCCTGCACAACCAGCCAAACGCCGACATGACGGCTGTGCAGTTCTGGGAGGTCGTCATGGCCAGCCTGCTCCTTTGGGGCAATGCGTACGCAGAGAAGACCATCAGCTCCGGACGGCTGGTTAACCTGGAGTTCCTGCAGCCGCAGCGAACGGCCGTGAGGCGACTTCCAACGGGTGAGCTTGAGTATCGGTACTCAGGCACCGATGGTCGTCAGCGAGTGATCTCCGAAGATCGAATGTGGCACATTCGTGGGTTCAGTACCGACGGATCTATGGGAATTTCTTCTATCCAGGCCGGTGCCCATGTGTTCGGTGCGGCCATGGCCGCAGATGAAGCCTCATCGAAGGTATTCGCCAACGGCATGAGCGTGGGTGGTGTGCTGACCACCGACCAGATCCTAACCGACAAGAACCGGACTACCTTCCGCGAGAACATGAAGGAAGAGTTTGCAGGCGCGATGAACGCCGGTAAGACGATGCTGCTCGAGGCCGGCATGAAGTATCAGCAGGTTCCGATGAACCCGGAGGACGCACAGCTTCTGGCCACTCGGGCGTTCAACGTTGAAGAAATCTGCAGGTGGTTTGGCGTGCCTCCATTCATGGTGGGGCACGCAGAGAAATCCACCAGCTGGGGCACAGGAATCGAACAGCAGATGATCGGGTTCCTGACATTCTCGCTGGCTCCATGGTTGCGGCGGATAGAGCAATCGATCCGAAAGGATCTGATGGCTCCGGCTGAGCGCGTCAAGTACTTCGCTGAGTTCGCAGTGGAGGGCCTATTGCGTGCTGACAGTGCAGCCCGCGCGTCCTTCTATAGCACGATGGTCCAGAACGGGATCTACTCCCGCGATGACTGTCGTGAGCGTGAGAACCTGCCACGCAAGGGTGGAAAGGCCGCTGAGCTGACAGTGCAATCCAATCTTTTGCCCATCGACATGTTGGGCTCCAACACGGATGACCAGCAGGCCCGCTCGGCCTTGGTGGCATGGCTGCAATCTGACGACGGGAAGACGAAATGAATCGAAAAAATGCGGCCCTGAAGATCAGGGACTTCGACCTCTCCGTAAAGGCCGTCAGTGATGACGGCCTTTTTTCTGGCTACGGCTCGGTATTTGGCACGGTCGATTCCTACCGCGAGGTGGTCGCGCCTGGAGCGTTCGGCGAGAGCCTGGCAGAGATCAAAGCCAAGGGCCGGCCAGTGCCGGTTCTGTGGCAACACCGCAGCGGTGAGCCCATCGGCGTTTACACCAGCCTGGTGGAGGATGCCCACGGCCTCAAGGTTGAGGGTCAGCTCATCATCGATGGGGTGGCCCGCGCCAAGGAGGCGCATGCGCTCATGAAGGCAGGCGCCGTCTCCGGTCTGTCCATCGGCTACTACGTCCGCGAGGACAGCTGGGATGAGAAGGAGCGCGTGCGGACGCTCAAAAAGGTTGAGCTGGTTGAGATCAGCTTGGTCACCTTCCCGGCGAATGACGACGCCCGCATCGATGCCATCAAGTCGAAGTTGGCGCATGGGTCGTTGCCGACCATGCCCGAATTTGAGCAGATCCTGCGTGAGGCAGGGTTCTCAAAAAGCCAGTCCGCGGTGATCGCCAACCGCGGGCTGAAACACCTGCTGGACCGGAGCGAGTCCGGGAGCAAGGCGAGTGACGACACCACGGCTGTCCCCGCTCTGGGGCGGCTCACCCTCCCGACTTTCTGAGGAACGACTATGTCCCGTTACACCGCACTGGCCAGCTCGATTGGCCGCGAAATGAAGAACGCTCAGCAGCTGGACGACACGCTGGAGCTCAAGGGCCTCATCGGCCAGCTGAACGAGCGTGACAAGGAAATCCAGCTGTTCGCTGAAAAGGCCAGTAACGAGATCAAAGAACACGGCAGGGTCCTTGACGACACCAAAGGCGCGCTGGATCTGCTCTCCAAGAGCGGCATCGAGATCAACGCCCGCCTGCTCGAAGTGGAGCAGAAGCTGGCCCGTCGCTTCTCGGCCAACGATCCCGTAGACCTCAAGAGCATCGGTGAGCAGTTCACCGAGCATGAAGGCTTCAACGACCTGGTGGCCAAGGGGCGTGGCATCGCCCGCATGAACTTGAAGGCGGTGACCTCGATCACCAGCGCAACCACTGGCACCGGTGGTGTGGGCGCGTCCATCCAGCCGACGCGGGTTCCCGGCATTATCGCCGGACCTGATCGTCCCTTCACGATCCGCGACCTCATCATGCCGGGTCGCACGGGCTCCAACGCAATCGAGTTCGTGCAGGAGTCCGGCTTCCAGAACATGGCGGCACCGGTGGCCGAAACCGCCCTGAAGCCGCAGTCCGATCTGTCGTTCGAGCTGAAGACCACCACTGTCAAGACCCTGGCCCATTGGTTCCTGGCTTCCAAGCAGGTACTGGCCGACGTTCCGCTGCTGCAGAGCTACATCAACGGCCGGGCCATCTACGGCCTGAAGTACGTGGAAGAAGCCCAGCTGCTGGCTGGCGACGGCACCGGCCAGAACCTGCTCGGCCTGATCCCCCAGGCGACGCCTTTCCAAGAAGCCTTGCGCAAGGCCGGCGACACCAAGATCGACACGCTGCGTCGAGCGATCCTGCAGGTCCGCGTCGCCGAGTATCGTGCCAGCGGAATCGCCTTGAACCCGGTGGACTGGGCCGATATCGAGCTGCAGAAGGACGAGCAGGGTCGCTACATCTGGGTGAACGTCGTGGAAGGCGGCCAGCCGCGCATGTGGAAGCTGCCCGTGGTGGACTCCACCGCGGTGCCGGAGGGCGAATTCCTGGTCGGTGCGTTCGATATCGCTGCCCAAGTATTCGACCGTGAGGATGCGGCCGTCGAGGTCTCCACCGAGGACGGCGACAACTTCCGCAAGAACATGGTGACCATCCGCGCCGAAGAGCGCCTGGGGCTGGCCGTGTACCGGCCGGAGTCGTTCGTGCACGGCTCCTTCGAAGGTCCGTAAGGCCATCCATTGCAGTAGGAGCGCGGCGGGCCTAGTGCCCGCCGCAGGAGGATCAAAATGGGATTCATCGCACTGAAGGGGTTCAACGACCCGAACGCCGAGGGCGGATACCAGAAGCGCGGCAAGCCCTGGAACGGGCCGGATGCGCGTGCAAAGGAGCTGCGGTTGCTCGGCTTGATCGGTCCGGCCGGTGCTGAAGGGAAGGCAGCTCCGACGCCGTCCAACAAGATGGCGTCGGCGGTGGCCAATAAGGTAGCGCCTCCGGCGGCGGAACCTGGTGCAGCTTTGGTGCGGCAGAAAGCCGAAAAGGTCATCGCCGCCGTGGCGGGAGTGACCGACCGTGCCACGCTGGAGGCCGCCCGTGTCGCTGAGAGTGCCAAGGGCGATAAGGCCCGCGAGGCCGTCCTGTCCGCAATCGACGCCGCGCTGGCCGTTGCACCCGCCCCGAAGGGATAGGCCATGCTCATCGAACTGGCTGAAGCCAAGCAAAGCCTGCCGGTGATCCATGATGCCGATGACGCGCTGATTGAGGGCCACATCGCTGCAGCTCAGGATTACATCGAGCAGTACATTGGCCGGTCGGTGCCCTGGTTGGATCATTCGGTGCCCCCCCTTCCGGAACCGGTCCCACCAGCCCTAAAGCAGGCCGCGCACCTGTTGGTCGGAGATTATTACTTCAAGAAGGACGAGAGCGATGCGGCCGTGCGCCGCTTGCTCAATCCCTATCGCGTCTCCTGGGGGGTCTAATGGCGGGCAAGTACAGGCATCGCATCCACCTTCTGGAGTCCGTGGTCAGGCGTGATCCGCTTGGCGGCGACACAAGGGAATGGCGCACATGGAAGTCCGATGTGCCGGCAGAGGTTGTTCCACTTTCGGGCCGAGAGTTCACCGCAGCAAGTGCGGAGCATGGGCAGGTTACGGCGCGTATGGAGATCCCCTACCTCCCTGGCGTGCTGAATACGATGCGCGTCCTCTTCGATGAGCAGGTATACGAGATCCGGGCTGTGCTGCCGGACGCAACGGCGCGAAGGCACCTTACGCTGATGGTGGACGTGGGACTTTCCGATGGTTGAATTCCTAAGAATCGAAGGACTTGACGATTTACTTACCTCCCTTGACGAGCTGCCTACTGCACTGAGAAGCAAGGCGTTGCAAACCGGCATGCGCCGCGCAGGCAACCTCATTCGCGATGAAGCTCGCCGGCGTGTAGTCAGAAGCACTGGCTACTTGGCGACACAGATTGTCGTGCGAAGGATGAGCAACAAAGTGAAGCGCCGAGCCGGTCTTGGCCTCGGCTCTGAGTACTACACAATCGGGGTCAAGACCGGAAAGAAGGTCAAGTATGCGGACACGAAGCGCAATCGCAGAATGCGACGGGTCGGCAAGGTCTACGAACAATCAGGATGGGCATACTATTGGCGCCACTTGGAATTTGGGACCAAGAAGATGGCGGCAAAGCCATTTTTGACTCCGGCAGCGGAGGCTCGTGGGCCTGAGGCTGCTCAGGCGATCATCAACGAGACTCGCGCGGCGATGGATCGTCTACTTAAGTCGAAGGGGTGGAAGTGATGGTGCCGTTTATCCAACAGCTGCTGCAGGGTGACGGGGCGGTGCGGACTCTATTTGGTGATCCCGTCCGTGTTTTCCCCTCTACGGCGCCGCAGGACACCGCATTGCCTTACGCCACCTGGGACGTTGTGGGCGGCTCCCCAACCAACCTGCTGTCCGAGCGACCTCCCACCGACGGCTGGCGCCTCCGGTTGACGGTGTGGGGGGAATCGACGTCCAAAGCCAACGCTGCTGCGGTGGCAGTTCGCGATGCTGTCGAGACAGTTGGAAGCATCGAGTCTTACAACCCTTCGCCCGATGACGACGATACAGGGGCGTTCGGCATCTCCTTCGACGCTCGACTGCTGCAGCTTCGCTGACCAACTCAACGGCAATCCACCGGCCCCGCAAGGGGCTTTTTCATACCCGGCGACGGGCACAACGCAAGGAAAACCCTATGGGACAGGAACTGAAGTCCAAGCACACCCAGCTGTTCATCGCCATCGGCGCGGCGGAGGTCATCAAGGTGACCCGTGTCCGTTCGGTCGGCTTCCCTGACGGCCAGGCCTCGGAAATCGATATCTCGGACTTCGATGACGACTGGGATCAGTTCGTCGCTGGCCGCAAGGCGACCGGCAGCACGAGCATCGAGGTGATCTATGACTCGGTCGATTCCGAGGCGCTGGAGGAACTGCACCGCACTGGCGCGGTGGTCAACTTCCTGGTCACCGCGCCGGCCAGCGAAACGGCGGGCGCGGCCAAGCCGGTGGCGGTCGATGGTGTCATCACCCCGCCGACGGCGGTTGTTTCGAAGCAGTTCAATGGCTTCGTGCAGAACTTCGCCGTGACGGTGGCCGACAACGATGTGTGGAAGGCCACGATGACCATCCGTGGCTCAGGCGCAGTCGAAACGCACCGCCCGACGCCCTGACCGCAACAACGGCGCTCTCTCTTTCGGCCCACTTCGGTGGGCCTTCTCTTTGGCAGGGCGCGCGGATCCTCCGCGTGTTAGCCGTGCGCGGCCCGCGCGTCCTGTCGCCATTCAAGGAAACGGCCAATGAGCAAGACCAACGACAGCAACGAAGTCCTGGCTGGAACGGTGAGCATCCTTCAGGCGTTCACCAGCGCCGGCATGTTCGCCGCAAAGGACGTGCAGCCGGACACAATCGAACTGCCGGACGGCAGCAAGGCGGAGTTCTTCGTGCGCGCCCTGCCGGATACCGAGTTCCGCCAGCTGTGGAGCACCGCCGACCGTGCCAAGCTGATCGCGGCCACGATCTGCGATGAGAGCGGCAAGCGTGTGCTCACTGAAAAGCAGGCCGGCGAGCTGAAGCCGAAGGTGGCGGCAAGTCTGCAGACGATTGCGCTCAAGCACGCAGGCTTCGGCAGTGATGCTGACGCCCTGCGGGAAGAAGCGGGAAACGGCTAAGGCAGCGCGGCGAGGATTGGTTCTGGCATGTCCTCGCCGGCCATCTGCATCGCACGGTGGCGGAGCTGCGATCCACCATGTCGCGCCGGGAGTTCCTGTGGTGGTGGGAGTTCCACAAGCGCAACCCCATCGACCCAGTCAGCATCCACCAGAAGCCTGCGGCATTCATCGCGTACATCACAGCTGCACACAGCCAAGGCGGAACTAAGCGCGGCATGCAGCATTTCCTAGACGCCCTGGTGCCTCGCTCTGACGACGACGAGGCGCAGGACTGGTTCGATTCCCTTGGATGACCCATGGCTGACACCTTCGGGCGCTTCGCGGCGCTCCCCATTGGGCCCCTGCTCGCAGCTCGCGACGGAGGGCTTACTCTCGCAACTACCGCAGCCGCCGACGCGCGCAGGTGCGCGCGGTCCGACTTCGCGCTCACGAGCGGAACCGTGGGCGTCGAGTTCGCCGCGTGGGGTGATGACGATCTGGCGGCAGTAGTCGGGTTTGTGAACGATGCCGCGCCGCTCAACGAGTCGTTAGGCTCCAACGGTGCCGGTATCGGGTGGGAGCTGGCGACCGGTCGGCTAGTGCAAGGGATCGGCGCGATTGCCACTGGCCTGCCGACGGTGGCCAAGGGCGATATTGTCGGGCTACGTGTGGTGTTTGGTGGCCCGTCTCGCCTGCAGCTCTACCTAAATGGGGCGATGGTTCATCAGCGGGATTTGCTGCTGGCGGGGCCGCTCTACTTTGCGGCGTCTCTCGCGGCCACGAAAGCGGGTGGCCTGTGCCTGGCGGTCAACGCCGGGCAGTGGGGGGCGCGCAGTGATGCAGCGATTGCCGGGTGGCGGCTGGATCAGGCACAAGCCGCTGCCACTCGCCTTGCCGATGCCGACTGGCTTTCGGCACCGGGCGATAGCCCCGCAAATGCCCGCTACGAAGGGTTGGTGGCCGAGGGCGTGAACCTGGTGCAGGAATTGAGTTTCTGGCCGTGGGGAGGTGACCCCGTATCGCAAACGGCAGCTGCTGAGTGCGTGGTGGCTGATGCCGACGGCATGCTTGACGGTCTCGCGCTCTCGGGCGGCTCGGGTGCCTCGGTACAGATCCTGCTGGTTGATGAAACTGCCATGCTCGCCGACGCGGCGCCGGTGTTCCGTTGCGCAATCGATCAGATCGAGATCAACGACGACGGCAGCAAGACCCTCCATCTGCGGGACGCGCACGACTATCTGGCCCAGCCCATCAACCGCGGCGTCTTCCTGCCCAATGTCGCGTCACTGGCATGGAAGCCGCAGCCGGTCGTGATCGGCGCCGTGGCGAGCGTGCCGGCCGCCGGCGGCAATTCGGATGCCACCTCCATGTTCCTGGCCGATGGCCCGGTATACGTCGATGCGGTTATGGATCGCGGCGACCTGATGGAACCGGGGGCGTTTGAAGTTGCGCCGGATCACCAGCAACTGCTGATGAAGTCTCCACCGGTGACGCCTGTGGTGGTGGACCTGTCCAGCGTGGGGGCCGGAATGGCGCCCGCAACGCTGTCTGCAGCCGTCGCCGAGATCATGGGGCGGTTGGGCATGGGGGCATGGTCAGCGGTCGACTGCGCAGCCATCGACGCCGCTACCGGCTATGCGGGGGTCGGGTACTACGCAGGGACCTCGATTACCGGCCGCGATGCACTCAACGCGATCTTGCCCAGCTATGGAGCCGGGTGCTACCAGGATGCAACGGGCGTGCTGCGCTTCGTTCGGGTAGTGGCGCCCGAGAGCTACGAGGGCCTGCCGGCGTTCGAGCTGACCGACGACGATTTGGCCAGCGACCTGGTGGGCGTACCTGACGAAGCTCCCAATCTGACCCGCCGCATGGCCTACAGGCCGAATGCACAGGCCTTGGGTGCGTCGGACCTGGTCACCGACGTGGTCGACGTTCCGCAGGCGCGGCGTGACGAACTGACCGCCTTGTATCGCGGCCAGGTGTTCGCGGCTGGGCCGCTGGACGCTCACTACCGCCGGGCCGAGGCAGCAGATCCGGTGATCTCGCTGTTCTGGCGGGCCGCCGACGCGCAGGCCGAAATCGACCGGGTTGTTGCGATCTACCAGCGGCAGCGCTTCTTCTACCAGGTCACCGTCCGCGGCGATCAGCAGCTTGCGCCGCTGCCCGGGCAGATTGGCCGGCTGTCCTACGGCCGTTACGGCCTGGCCGACGGGAAACCGGTGATGGTGCGCCGAGTCGAGCGAAACCCAGCCACGGGTGATGTGGTGCTGACCTTGTGGGGATGAGAACGTGCTTATCGGATTTGGAATGCCGGCTGCGGTGACCGTGGCGCTGGCTGGCGGGACATGGCTCAGCAGCGATCAGGGCTCGGCTCTTTTTGACGGCAAGCCTGGTCGCGCCAGTCGGATCCGCAGGACGGGGCCACTGTCGGTCACTGTCACGCTTGCTCAGGCTGTCGTACCTGGGATCGTGGCAGTGCTGGGTCTGAATGTCCCTCCTGGCATTGAGGTTCGTGCTGCAGGCGCAGTGGGCACAACCACGCGGCTTCCTGACGGCACCGTGTGCGCGTGGCTATTTCCACAGGCGCAGGTGCCGCTTGCGACCGTGTCGGTGGAGATCGACACCAACGTGACCAACGTCGATATCGGCGAGATTGCGATCTTCCAGGCTGTCGACGTAGGTATCAGCGACGGATGGGGAGTTGCACCAATCGACACGAGCGCTCACACGCGAACGAAGGGGGGGCAGGTCAACACCGTTCCCGGCGTGATGTACCGCCGCCTGACCTGCACCTTCTCGGGTCGGCCTACCGACGTCGTTCGGGGCGGCGGCCTGGCCGGTGTCGATTGGGAGACCGTCGCTGCGGCGCTGGCTGGGCGACGCCGTTCCTGCGTGGTCCCTCAGTACAGGGACATGGCAACAAAGGAACTGGACCCCAGGTTGGCGGCGCGATCCGCGCTGTATGGCTACCCGACTCAGCTGCCGAGCGCGGAGAACATCAGCCGGCAGTACTTCACGGGATACATGGAGTTTGAAGAAGTGCCTGCCTGACCGAGAAGCCTCACGACCCTCATCTATCGGAGGGCGCGCGTAGAAAAGCCGGATCCACCGGCAGCCACCAAGAGTCCCGCCATGAGCGGGGCTTTCTAGTTTCTGGAGCCGCGATGTCTCTCTACACCCTCACCATCGATCTGCTGATGAAAACGGGCTCTTTCGAGCGCGATAGTGGGAAAGCTGCTCGGCAGTTTGAGCAGCGAATGCAAGGCATGCAGGCATCGGCAAGGCGCGCTGGCACCGCGGTTGGTGTAGCGATCTCGGCCGGCCTTGCTGCAGCGGGTACTGCGGCCGTGCAGTGGACCCGCCAGGTTGCGCAGCTCAGCGTTGAGTATGATCGCCTCGCGGTGCTGTCCGGAACAAACGCCCAGGTGTTCCAGCGGATGGCAGCTGGCGCCAATACCGTGGGGGTTAGCCATGAAAAGTTGGCCGATATCTTCAAGGACGTGCAAGACAAGATCGGCGACTACATCCAGACTGGCGGCGGCGCCATGGCGGATTTCTTCGACAACATCGCTAAACGGACCGGCGTTACTGCTGAGCAGATGCGGAAGCTGTCGGGGCCGGACGCGCTCGGTCTGTACTTCAACAGCCTGGAACGAGCCAACCTCTCGCAGTCGGAGATGACCTTCTATCTTGAGGCTATCGCGAGTGACGCCTCAGCACTGATTCCTCTTTTGCGGGGCAATGGCGCAGGTTTCAAGCAGTGGGGTGACGCGGCTGAGGCCGCGGGAGCGATCATTGATGGAAAGACCAGCAAGGCAACCGAGCGTCTGCGCAAAGTCAGCATGGAAGCCGATTTGGCGGTTCAGGGGCTGAAGATCAGCGTTGCTGACCAAGCACTGCCTGCCCTCTCCGATCTTGCCGAATTGCTGAACGATCCTGGCTTTCGCCAAGGCTTTGGCAACATTGTGGAAGGCCTAGTTGCGATAACCACCAAGGCTGCCGAAGCGGCTGCCATGATCGGCAACCTCTCAAAGATTGCCGCCGATGCCTTCAAGCCCCGCGACCAGCGCGGCCAAGGCGCGCTCATTGAGGAGCGGATGCAGCAGGAAGCAAATGCTGCCGGCGCCCGTGACGTGGCAGCGAGGGCTCGCGCCGGTAAGGCTCGCTGGTGGGAAGGCCCATTGGTCCTCAACACCAACAGCGAAGAGAACGCGAAGGGCTGGGATGAGGCGGCGCGAAAGGCGGAGGGCGAAATTGCCAAGATTGATGAGGCATTGCGTCGCCGCCGCATCGCTGATCTCGCGAAGGAAGTTACCATCATCGACAACGGGCAGATGCTGCCGGAGTCGGTGCTTAAGCCCAATGGAGTGGGCTATAGACCTACCGGGAACATCGACAAAGCAGGCAAGGCAAGGTCAGACAGCGAGGCAAGGCGTCGCGCCGACGAAATCGCGCGCTACCGGCAGCAGGCACAAGAGGCCGCCGGCGCCATGGAGGGGCCGCTGGCCGAGGCCATGGCCAAACACCTTGGCAACATGGCTGAGTACAACGATCTGCTGGCCAAGGGCAACATTGCCCAGGCCGACGCCAACGTGCTCATGGGCCAGAGCGCCATGGAGTACGCCAAGGTTGCGGCGGAAGTGGAGAAGGCCATGGCAGGGCCTGAGCAGTTGCTGGCAACCTTCGATACCGAGCTGGTCATGCTGGGCAAGGTGGGGCGAGCCCGTGAGCTGTATCGCCGGCAGCTTGTGAACGAGAAGGACATGCGCGACGAGCTGCAAAAGGCAGTCGAGGCAGCCGGTAGTAAGGAGGCACTGGCGCTGGCCAAGGGGGTAGCCAGTTACGAGGAGTACGAGCGGTCCGTGCTGGCGGCGGCGGCAGCTGCTGCGGAACTGTCTCTGCAGGTTGAGGAATCCGCAGCGCACGTCGAGGCGCTGGCCAACATAGTCGTCTCTGGCTTGGCCGACGGTGTCGATGCGTTTGCCGACTTTGCCGTGGATGGGTTGCGCAAGTTCGATGATCTGTGGGATGGCTTGAAGAACGCGGCGAAGCGCGGGCTGCGCGACATGATTGCTGAGATCGCGAAGCAGAAGCTGATTATTCCGATCCAGACCCAGATTATGAGCGGAATCAGTGGACAGGGTGGAGGCTTCAGCCTGGACAGCCTCATGGGTCTGTTTGGCGGAAACGGATCGGCCGCAGGTGGCAAGAACCTGAGCAACATCGCCGGCCTCCTGTCGAAGGGGCAGGGGTTGTTCAGCGCTGGCGCGGGCGCGGCCAGCAGCGGGATCAGTGCCGGCAGCCTCGCAGGGTTCGGCAACAACGTGGCTGCGTTCGCCGGCGGTGGCGCCTCCGCAGCGAGCGGAACCGCAGCAGCTGGTGCCGGTGCCGCATCGACGGCCGCCGCCGCGGTGCCAATCATCGGCTGGATCGTCGCCGGCATGATGAAGAATGCCGAGCTGTTCGATCAGGGCTGGGACATTGCCAACGGCGAGAGCTGGGCCGGCAAGATTGCAACGGCCGGTGCCGTTGGGCTCGCGGATAAGGGGTTCCGTGGACTGGGCTTCAACGACAAGACGGCATCCATCCTGTCGGGTTCCAGCATCCACGCCAAGCTTTTCGGCCGCAGCGCGCCCAAGGTTACCGGGCAGGGCATTACGGGCGATTACGGGTTCGGTGGCTTCAACGGCCAGTCCTACGCCGATATCAAGGCCAAGGGCGGCCTGTTCCGCAGCGACAAGAAGTGGACGCAGTACGGGGCGCTGGATCCGGGCATTGATCGCACGTTCGACATGGCGGCTCGCCAGGTGCGTGGCGCAGCAACTGACCTGGCCAAGCAGCTGGGCGTGGATCTCTCCGCGCAACTGGCCGGGGTGAAGGTGTCGCTGGGCAAGATGCAGCTGTCCGCAGATTCCGCAGAGGCGAAGGCGCAGCTGGAGGCCTACCTGGCCGACATGACGGACCGCCTGTTTACCGAGGCAGTACGTGCGGCAGGGTTCGGCGGCCAGCTGGATGGCTACTTCGAAGCGTCGGATGTGTTCTCGGCCCTCAGTGCTTCCATTGCACTGGCGGTGGGCAACGCCGACGAGCTGGGCCGCGCCCTCAGCGGCATGGAGGTGGAGAAGGTCAACAAGGCCGTTGACTACTTCCAGGACCTGGCCAGCGTCGCCGGCACCGACTTGGCCACGCAGGTCCAGAAGGTGACGGGGCTGCTGGGGAACTACGCCACGCTGATGGCTGACGTTTCCACGCAGCTGATGACCGGCGACCTGTCGAGCTACCAACAGCAGGCGCTGACTATTGAGCGCACCTACCGCCAGCAGGTGAAGTCGGCCAACGACTACGCCAAGGCACTGGGCCTGTCCGGTGCTCGCGCTGAGGACTTGGCCAAGATCGAAGCCCTGCGGGCGATGAACATGGGCAAGTTGCCGGCGCAGATCGACAAGGACAAGAAGGCCATGCAGTACGGCCTGTCGATCAGCGACCTGTCGCCGCTGACGGACCAGGAGAAGCTGGGCGAGGCGATGAAGGAGCTGCAGCGGGCGGTGGCCGGTGGCGACACCAGCGCCGCTCAGTCGGCGGCCCAGGCGGCACTGGGCTTCGGTCGCAATCTGTATGCCAGCGGCAAGGACTACAACGGCCTGTACGACCAGGTAACCGGCCTGATCGACGGCATGAAGGTGGGCGATTTGGACAAGGAGGACGGCACGAGCATGGGCCAACTGGCCGATGCAATCGAAGCGCTGCCGGACAACTTCAGCCGTGCCGTGTTCGACCTGGTGGTGAACAAGGACGCGCAATCGCAGACCACCACAGCAGTTCAGCAGGGCAATGCACTGCTCACCGAGCAGAACCAGCTGCTGCGGGATCTGCTGGCCACTACCACCCAAGGCGTCCGGAAGTCCAGTAGTGCCGACCTGCGCAAAGCGCTCAACGCGATCTGAGGTATTGCCATGCTGCAAAGGAAACTCACGCTGGTGGAAATCGGCGTGGGCGCGCTGCCGTCCCCGTCTCCGGCGGCACCGCGCTACTCGACCTGGTTCCCGGTGGCCTATCGGCCGCCGGAGGTGCCGCCGGTGGACGGGGTTGTCCCCAACCCCGTGGCCGATGGTGTGCTGATCGAATGGAACCCGGTCGACCAGGCCGGGGTGATCTACGTGATCGAGCGCGGGCCGAGCCCGCAGGGGCCGTGGACGGAGATTTACCGGACCGTCGAAACCCGCTACCTCTACAGCGACGGCAGCGGCACGAAGTGGTGGTTTCGGATCACCCCGACCGTGCGCGGAAAGCCGGGCTCGGGCTCGGTGGTGGAAGCTACGCCCTCGCCGACCACGAGCGACCTGATCGAGCAGCAGCAGCGGTTGGCCAAGGAGATTGCCGACCGCATCGAGGGGGACGCAATCGAGGCCGCTGCCCGGGCCGATGGGCTGGCCGATGCTGCACGCGATCTGATGGCCGAGGCGGCGCTGCGACAGCAGGGTGTGTCGGACGCCATGGAAGCAATCACCCAGGAGGCGCAGCACCGAGCAGACGGCGACCTCAACGAACGACTGGCGCGCGAGGCCGCCATCACGCTGGAGGCCGAAACCCGACAGAGCGACGTTGAATCGTTGTCTCGCGCGCTGTCTGAAGTCGCGGCGGGCAGCGGTGCGCAGTTCTCCATTCAATCCATCTGGAATTTCGACACAACGGCCGAGGGCTGGACCGGCAACGGGTCCGATCCCACTGTGATCGACGGCTGGCTGCGGCCGGCCAATGGCACCGAGGCACCATGGGTGCAGTCGCCGCCGGCGTTGGAGATCGACGGCAGCGCCTATCGGTTCGCCAAGCTGCGCGTGAAGCGAGTGGGCGCGCCGGCGTGGAACGGCTACCTGCAGTGGATCACGGCCGAGGACCAGAACTGGGACGTGGACAAGCGGGCGCCGATCCCCCAGCCCCTGTGGGATGACCATGGTGTGGCCACGGCCGACGTGGCGGACATTGCCTGGTGGCCGGGCGAAGTGGATGCAGTCCGCCTGCAGTTCGGCGATGAGCAGGCGGTGGCCAACTACTTCATGGTGGACTGGGTGGCCATCGGCCGGCCGACGCCGGGTGCAGGCGTGGCGCTGGTGCAGGAGGAAGCACGGGCGCGGGTCGCGGGTGACGTTGCCGAGGCGAGCAAGCGGGAAACGTTGGCCGCTCAGCTGCGTGGCGACTACGAAGGGACAGACCTGTCCCAAGTTGCAACCGGCCTGTTTGCGGCCGAGCGGGACGCGCGCGTAAGTGCCGATGAGGCGTCGGCAACGGCAATCGAGATCCTGCAGGCGCGCATGCCGGTGGGTGACGGGCCGCTGGCCACCGAGGCGAGCGTGACGGAAGAACGCCAAGCGCGCGCTGATGGCGATAGCGCCAACGCTGAGGCCATCGGGCGGGTGTCCGCGAGGATGCCCGCAGGAGACGGCGCTGTGGCCTCTGCGGAGGCGCTGGACGCCGTCTCAGCGCGGGTCGAGGAAACGGAGGACGGTGTCCGGGCAGTCGGCGATAGAACCTCGTCGCTCGAAGCCCAGATGACGTACAAGCACGCCGGCGACCGCGACTGGAACGCGGGGGATCGAAACGTATACGCAGGCGTCAAGACCTGGCAGTCGGTCATCGTGCAGGGCGATAAGGCCACCGCCAAGCAGGTGGAATCGGTGCGCGCCGAGTTGGGCGAGTTCGAGGCCAGTGCGACCAGGTCAATCGAGGTCCTCGCCACGGAGCAGGCGGCCCAGGCGGTACAGGTCCAGCACCTCGGGGTCGAGCTGGACGGCAAGGCCTCAGCCGATTACGTCGAGGAGATCAGCGCCAGGGTTGAGGTAACGGAGCAGGGCATCGAAGCGGTCACCGGCCAGCTCACGTCGGTCAAGGCCGAGGTGGACGGCAAGGCAAGCGCGCAAGTCGTTCAGGGCATGGAAGCCCGGGTGGTGCAGACCGAGGGTGGCCTGGCGCAAGTGATGGCCAAGGCGTTCCTGCATCTGATCGCTGATGCCGGCAACGGCCCGTTGGTCGGCGGCATGGAGCTGGGTAACGACGGCAACGTGGTCAGTCTGCGATTCCTGACCAACAGCATGGAGATCGTCGCGCCCAACGGTGCTTCCGAGGGCATGGAATGGCGCAACGGCTACCTGCGCGTCTGGAAAGGGGCGGCACAGCGAATCATCGGTCCTGGCTTCGGTGCCAACGGTGACAACCTGATCGACTACTTCGGCCCCAATGTCGGCGCCGCCGCCGCATCGAAGACCAACGCCATGATGTGGATGGACGCGAACGGCAGTGCCTACTTCGGCGGCCAGTTGTCAGCCGGCATTCTGCGCAACGCGGTTCAGACCACGACCACGCAGACCATCGGTACGGAGCTGGTCAACGGTCCATTTGCAACCAACGGCCGCGTGCGCACAGTGACGGTCAGCTTCACCCGGCGTCACGAGCGGGTTCAGACCACGCTGGGTCCATCTGGCTTCGTGGCCGGTGCCGGGCAAAACACAGCACGCGTCGATATCTACCGCAAGATCGGCAACAACGCCGAATCGCTGTGGCAGGTGCTCAACGTTGGGGGCTCGGTGAACATCATGAATGAGCCGGACGGGGCGGATCGCGCCGTGTCCAACTGGGGCGGATCGTTCACCGTGAACGACACCAGCCCTAGCTCTGAAACGATGCAATACCGCGCAGTTATCTCTGGCTTCACTGCCCAGGACGTGACCCACACATCCGGCACCTTCCAGCAGCAGACCATCACGCAAAGTCTCGCGGTGATCTCGGTCGAAAACTGAAACAGCCCATAGCGCAGGCCGACAAGTTCGGCCTGCTTTGCCGTGGGCGATTCCAACAGGGAACACACATGCCGCAGAAACTCATCGATCAAACGACCATCCAGCCAGATGGCAAGCCAGGAGACGACGCTTTCACCGCGTTTGCGACCTGCAACGACAACTTCCAAGATGCCGAGGCGCGCCTGGTGGCGTTGGAGGCCGGCGGCGGAGAGACGGGCGACCGATTGGATAGCGAGATCGCCGCGCGCACAGCAGCAGACACTGCGCTTGGTCTTCGCATTGACGCAGAACACACGCTGATCACGCAGGAAACCGTTGATCGCATCGCGGCCGTGCAGGCTGAGGCATTGGCGCGCACCAATGCCGATGCTGCGCTGTCTGCGCGCATGCTCGGCAAAAATCGCATCATCAACGGTAACTTCGATATTTATCAGCGTGGCAACCCTGGCACCGTCACCAACGCGGCCGCGTACACAGCGGACCGATGGATCTGTTCGTCCGCAGGTGCTGGAGTTACCAGCAATTGGGGGATCGGGGCAACACCCCCCGGACAGATTCAAGATTCTGTCCTATTCCTCGGTTTCAACGTGGTCGCTGGTGTTTCGTCTGCATGGGTTGGTCAATGGATCGAAGGCGTGCATACGTTTGCAGGCGGCAAGGCCACCGTGTCTTTCTGGATGCGTGGCGGTGTGGCGGGTAAAAAAGTTGGCTTGCTGATTCAGCAGCATTTCGGTACTGGCGGTTCCGCGATGGTTGAGTTGCAGGCGAGTTCCGTAATCACCCTCACGACGACGTTCACAAAGTACACGGTCACCTTTGACGTGCCTTCAATTGTCGGAAAGACCGTAGGCAACAACAACGCTTTGCTCCTGACGTTCTTCTACTCTGACGACCGATCCTCCATGTTCGGCGGACAGCTGATCGGGCAAACAGGTCTGTTTGAGTTGGCGCAAGTACAGATGGAGCGTGGCGACAAGGCGACGGATTATGCTTGGCGGCCGGCTAGCGAAGAGTTGCTACTGTGCCAGCGTTACGGCGAATTGATTGCGGGTGAGGAATACCCCGCTGCAGCGTTCGCTGCTAATGACATTACTACCTATGCGAAATATCGGGTGCCCAAGCGCACCACCCCAAGCATCGCAATCAAAACTACTGGCACATGGGTGGGAAATGGTGGCATCGGGACCGTATCCACGCTGGTTACCGGCAATATTGGTACATCCGGTTTCCGCTTCGACGCAACGGCGTTTACAGGCAGCGTTGTGGCCGGTTACTCCTATGTTCTTCGCGGGACATCCTTCTTCGTAGATGCGGAGTTCTGACATGTATCAACTTACAACCGACCCTGATCGTATTTTGTGCCTGACCACGAACACCAACATCCCACGCGGGCATCACCTGTGGGATGACTATCAGCGCTGGTTGGATGACGGCAACACGCCGTTGCCGCTGGTGCAGGTCAAGTCACTGGGAGAACTGAAGGCGGATCTGGTTGCTGCAGCAACGGCCGAACGCTGGGAACGAGAGACGGGCGGCATCGTGATCGGCGGCGTGCAGGTTGGCACCGGGCTTGATGATCAGAACCGTCTGAGCGGCGTTCTCTCGGCCATCCAACTCGGCGGGCTGGAATCGGTGGACTTCAAGGCGCAAAGCGGATGGGTGCAGCTGACTGCGCCGGAGCTGCAGGGAATCGCCCTGGCCATCTCCGCTCACGTGCAGGCCTGCTTCACCGCCGAGCGCGCGCACCATGAGGCGATTGAGCAGCTGCAGACGCAGGCTGACGTGGACGCCTATGACGTGATGGCAGGGTGGCCATCGGGATCCGGCCTTGGACACGAAAGCCCCTCTGTCGTTGGATTGGGTGCGGACTGACTGCTGCCGCATCCATCACGCTGCCACAACGCGGCCTGCGGCCAGATTGCGGCCATGTGCTATTCCGCCCAAATCGAAGCCGCCTACCAGAAGCTGGTCCGCATGACCGGTGCCACCGTGTCGCTGCAGGAATTCGCCGCGCTCTACGCCCATGACCCGGGCAAGAAGCGGCCCAAGACGCCGAAGGCGATGGACGACGCATTCCGGGCCGGCACCAGCGCGGCAGAGCGGGCCGTGTGGGCGGAGATCCAGCAGTGGAACCAGGCCGAGGCCGCCACTCTGGAGCAGGAGCTTTTCGCCAACCGCAAGCGGCTGGCCGATGCGGAGCGATCGCTGCAGGTCAAGGAGACGAAGAAGGCCCGGGAAGACGTGCGCATCGCTGGGAACAAGATCGAGCGCGCGATGGGCAAGCTGGCCGACCTCAAGCGCGCCGAGGGCAAGAACGGGGATAGCCGGATCTTCCCCGGGGTCTACGCACCGGTGATTGTCTCCGACGGCGGCAAGCTGACGATCAAGCCGATGCGCTATCAGTGCCGACTGGCCGGCAAGCCGGCCAACTACGACCAGCGTTTCCCCGGCACCTACAACGCCCGCCGCGACAGCCTGGAGAAGTTCTGGGCGCCGGCCTTCGGCCACACCCACGGCTTGATGGTGGTCGATACCTTCTACGAGAACGTGGAGGGGCCGGACGGCAAGAACCAGGTAGTGCAGTTCACCCCGCGCACGCGCGAGCCGATGCTGGTGGCCTGCCTGTGGTCGCACTGGGTGGACCCGGCCGGCAAGGAGCCGGATCTGCTGTCGTTCGCCGCGATCACCGACGACCCGGAACCCGAGGTGGCCGCCGCCGGCCACGACCGCACGATCATCAACATCAAGCCCGAGCACGTCGACGCCTGGCTGAGCCCTGATCCTGCCGACCTGGCGGCGCTGTACCGGATTTTTGACGACAAGCGGCACCCGTTCTACGAGCACCGACTGGCAGCCTAGAGGGCGTCCCTATCAAGGCCAATCTGCTCGGTTAAAACTGTCAGTGATTGCTGGAATGCTGCGACGAACAGCGGGCCGCCGTCATCCGCGTGGGTGCTTGCGATCGACGGGAGCAGCTTCGTCCATGTGTCGAGCAGGGTGCCTGGATCCTGATGGGTCAAAATTGAAACGCGAAGTGCGTACTCCATCGCCTTGAGGTAGCCGCGATGCACCTCAAGACCAGCCTCGCAGGCATGAAGGCGGTCTAGGATTTCGGTGATCTCGGTAGTCATGGCGGGCTCGACAGGTCTTGGAAGGAAAGCGATAGTTGGCGGACTCCAAAACGAGCCCGCTATGAGCATCCTCAACGTTTTGCTCAATCGTGACCACCTCGTAGTCGCAGTGGACACCCTTGCTGAGGATGCCCGTACCGGCGCCCATTCCGCAGGTGCAAAGTTGTTGCTGATTCCCCAGCACAATCTGGTGCTGGCCACGCGGGGCTCCACCCAGTTCTTCCTCCGCATCTATGAATTGGCCCTGCAGGCCAGCTTCCGCGCGAACTTCACGATGGAGCAGTTGTCCGCTGAGCTCGGGCTTGTAATGGACCAGTTGTGGCCCAGCTATGAGAAGGCGGCAAGCGAGGCCGGTTTGCCGATCGAACAGCTCGGAACGGAGCTGGTGCTCGGGGGCTGGTCGCCGAAGAGCGGCAGGATGGTCGCCACGGCATATGCAAAGAGCGACAGTTCGCGCAGAACATTGGCCCAACCCCTAGAGGGGGGCTTGGCTTCGCCCGGAGAGCCGTTGGCTGGTAGACCGGATAGCTTTGCCGAAGCCGATTTGCTCGCAGCCGGAAAGATCCAGGCCGCTTGGCTCAACAGTCGGGTGGGGCGAGTGGTGGCGGGCGGTCGGTTGCTGGCCGGATATCTGCAGAATGCGCAGGCAGTGGTGAAGGACCTCGGGCCACTCTAATGATCAGGCCAGTGCTGCGATTCGCTGCCCACGGTGCTTTTCAGGCGCTAGGGGGTTGAGAGAGGGGAATGCCCAGCACGTGATCACACTCAACCAGCCGAGCATTGCTCACGGCCTGACGCCCGCCGCACTTGGCACAAGCGAGAAGGGTCCCGCCCGGCATGGATCCGAGGCTGGGGCCTGTCGAGTGAGTGACGTGCTGGCAACTATTACAGCGGACGCTGATGGCGATGACGCTTTGGATATTTCCCTGCTGATCGCGCATCGGGTCGATGTTGAGAACGTAGAAAAGACCTGTGTCTGGCATGGCCGTGTACCGGGGAGTGAATTGCATGGTGCGGGGTGGGGCGCGTTGATCTTGTGACGAGAGTCCGAATTCAGCAAGAGTTTGAAGCTGAAGCGTTATGGATTCTGCCTATACATCTACATCAATTTGCGCCCTTCGCTGTTAGGGTCTTGCCTCTCAGCGAGGAGGTGCGCCATGCCCATCAGGGCCATTGTGTATGCGAGCGAGGTAGGTCCGGCGATCGCGCAGGGGCGACTAGGGCAGTCTGACGGCAAGTTGGATGCGATCGTAGATGATGCATGCCGGTTCAATCGAGATGCCGGGGTGACAGGCGTTTTGCTCTTCGATGGCGAACGGTTTCTTCAGTACCTCGAAGGGCCGGAGGATGGGCTGTCGGTAGCCTATTCCCGAGTTCTGAGCGCACGGAGCCATTCCGCCTTGGTTGAGTTGCAGCGAGGCAGGGCGGGCTACCGGCGGCTTCCGTTCTGGCCGATGCGCTGGCTCCCTGTCGAGCCGTCGGAGCTGCGGAGCCTTGCTCATGCAGATTGGACCGGCTTCAAGCAGCGCAGCGATTCCGATGCCGCGAGCGCGACCGGGATGGACCTGCTGAGAGCGCTGGTCGAACCGTACGCAATCGCCGCTTGAGCGGCGATGCCAGCAGAAGGTCCGGGCGTTTGAGGGTCAAGCGCTCTTCTGCAAGAAGTCGGCGAATCTGGCCAGGCTGATAGCCTGCCGATTTGGGCACTTGGGGCAGCTGAGAATTGCGCCACCGGGAAGATCGAAGAGCCCTTCATTGGGCCGTCCGGTGAACCGGGAGGAGCATTGCAGACAGCGGCACACGACTTGGGTTACCTGCAGCAGCCGACCACTGTCGTCTTCTTGCCCCAGAACGTCGCTGAGGAGGAACAACCCTGTGTCGGCCATGCTCGTTTCCTTAGCGTCCTTTTGATGGTGCCGCAGTCTACAGCCTCCGTTGTGCTGGAGCTTTGCGCTATGCGCCGGCTCGCCCGAGTGTAGAGCCCTTGTTGATTACGGCACCCCTGATTGGGCTTCGACGGCATCCTTGCTCCGGCTGCACTGTCTTCGGTCTCTGGTCGGGGCGGTTCTTACTTGGTGGAAGCGTGAGCTGTCCCCGCTCGCGCGGGGACAGTACAACTGGGTGCCAGGAGGGCCGACTACTGACAGACGTACTCGGTCGAGCTTTGGAAGTACCTGTCGTAGTAGTCGTTGGGATTATCGCCAGAGCCGAAGTACACAAGCTCTGTACGGTAGTAGTTGCCGACGCCATAGACTCCCGGCGAGCTACAGGTCGCCGGCATCGGGCCTGGGTAAGATTGACCGCTGAAGGTGTAGTGGTACTCCTCACAGGAATAGCCGCCGCCAACGGCTTCGGGATCTGGTCTACAGGAGCCGACAGTGCCCTTCATATTTTGAAAGCCTGTGTACGCGTCGGTCGGGCACGAGCCCAGCCCTTCCGGCCCCCAGTCGCCGTACGTGTAGACGCCGCTGGGCCCGTCCACGCCGCCCTGACAGAAATTGGTATAGGCCACCGGATAAGGCTGGATGGTCTCCGAATCCACCCACAGCAGGCGGCCCGTTGGCACCCACTGACCAGCGAACGCGCTCTGGGCGAAGCCGACCGACAACAGGGCAAGTGACATGCCCAACATCAGGCGGCGAGTGGACGAGCGGTCAGTCCTGCAATTGTTATGCGTTGAGTTCACTTCCATCTCTCCTTGAGTAGGGTAGTGCTGCACTGCCGCTGCACCGTCGCAACACCTGTGCATAGGTGCAATCAGAAAACCGCCCGGGCCGGTGTAGGTAAAGCCCCACGGTGGCCAGCGATGTGACACCTGTCGAAGTGTGAGCGCTTCAGGCTGGGGCCTTGCCGATTCGCAGGCTGTGCGACGCCCAGCCGTATCCTTCCGCCCATGCTCCCGATGCACGGTTACCAAGGCTTCCGCTCAGCACCACCACCCTCTGGCTGGGTCCAGCTGGGGGATACCTGGGTGCTGTGGTGGGGCGGCCGGCAGATCGCCCAGATCTCGCCGGCGAAGGAGCGGGGGGTGCGAGTGCACCTCGATGCCCGGAAGATGTGGCAGACCAAGGATGTATGGGCGGCGAGCGTTGACCAGGGCAAGCGCTACGCCGAGCGGTGGTGCGCGGCCCGGCTCTACCCAGAGATGCGGCTGCGAGCCGCTGTGGCTCGGATGGTGGACAGCTCCCCGGTGAAACCTCTACCGCCGCTGCCCGGCCTGCCGCCGACACCCGAGCAGCTGCAGCAGACCCGGCGTCTGGCCGAGGCGGGGGCGAAGGAGCTGGAGAGGGTCAAGGAAGCATTGCAGCCGCTCGATATGGATGCAGGCCGCCTGTGTAGGATTTCACCTACAAGGAATTTGGCAGAAAGCCTACGGAAACGTTAAGCGGTTTGGTGTCACGATCCTCACGCCAAGTCAACACTCAGTTCATAGGGGGGGAACTCGTGACATCACACTCTGTATCGGCCTTCGAAATAAAGGTAAGAAATCCGAAGAAGCCGGGTAAGGATAAAAACTCGATCTTGGATGAAATCCAAATTGGCGCAAAGAAGTTTGATCTTCTTAATGTTGTAGAAGAGTTCGTAAAAAATAACTCTACAAATCACCAAAAATTTCTTGTCAATGGGACTAATCGTCTAGTCAAAATCAGTGGAGTCAAGCTGGATAAGGCTGCCAGAGAGATTTCGTTCTATGTTGGGCAAGGGAGCTTTGGGATACCGAGCGATATCATCAGCTCAACCAGCTTGAAGTCCACCCACAAGAAAAAATCCGAAGAAAGTGATGTAATTGATTATTACGTGCACTTCCGATTCCCCGTTGGGAGTAAGGTTGGTTTTGCCATACTCCATTCAATTGGCAATATAAATGTAAAATCTTGGTTGTCAGATTACCTCGGTCTTTATGTAAACAACAAGTTGGCGGCGTGTGGCCTTGTTATGAGTCCGTTGTGCTCGAGCTTGGCTCTCAAGACCTACTTGAAGGATGCCGAGGTGCGGTCGATTAAGGTGTCTCATTTTGAGGCTCCGGAGGGGTCGGATGTTGCTGATATTTTGACGGATGAAAGTATAGAGAAAACACTGGTTCTGAAGAGGGAGGGAGGGCTCGGGAAGCTCTCCTCATTTCTTGGTAAGGGGAAGAAGCGCGATCAGCTCGTTGCTATCTCTGACAAGGAGTGTACTGATGTTAAGGCGGAGGTGTCTTTCAATGGGCGCTCGCGTGTGGTTTCTCTTGAGGGATCCAAGACTCCCAAAGCAAAATTCTATCTTCAGGAGCCGCAGATTAAATTTAAAGATGGTGTTCCGGTCAGGGCCTCAATCGCAAAATTTGCGACAGATTTGATTGATGATCTACTGAATTCGGATTGAGCGGGGGAATGTTGGTATGAGTGCGAAGATAAACGTTATCGGCATTGTCCAGGCGCACCTAAAGACGCTCAAGCATCACTCTCGCAATGCCATTAGCATAGTTGACTGGGCGGTCTTCTTTGTGTGCCCAGCAGTAGTTGCCGTAGTTGTTTATCTTTCGTGCGTTCCGCTTACTGATGGGTTGGTCGCTGCGTTAATAAACGCGGCGGCCATTTTGCTTGGTTTGCTGCTAAATCTATTGGTTTTGATGTTTGATCAGCGAACCAAGGTTAAGGATTTGTTGGATAAGTTGCAGCGCCCCCAGGTTAACACGGACCCGAAAAGACTGGAGCACATTCAGCTCAGGCGCGATGTGATTGATGAGTCTGTTGCAAACATCTCGTTTGCTGTGTTGCTCTGCTTGTGCTCGCTTGTAAGTCTGCTTGCTTTTACGATGGCTTCTAAAAGCCAAGCTGGCGGTAGGTTTGAATCTATGATCTATGGGGTGAATGCGTTCATCTGGATCAACGTGATGCTGACCATTCTGATGGTCATAAAAAGAGTTTATGCGTTGTTTAGCTCTGTTGATAAGGCAGGTGGCACGGCGGAGTAGCTGGATGCTGTCGCCCTGGTTTAAATGCGTCTTTTTGCGCAGCGCCGATGTGTTGCTGCCGCGTAGGCCGTCTAAGCGGTCAGCTTGGACCTGCATCATTGGCACTTCGCTCCCGAAGGGGCGAACTGCGGTTATAAGCCCGGCCGTTCGGATCCTTTACGGAGTGCGCCACGTTGCTCGGTGATGCCCGGACGGAATGTGCTCATGCGGCCAAGCCGCGGCCGAGGGACGCCAGTGAGTTATGGATCAAGGCAAGGCTGGGGAAGCATCGCGTTTAGCCGCGGTGCATTACTTCGTTGTAGCCGCAGTAGTCGGCCCATTCCGCCATCATTCTTCGTCGCTTCTCCAACATGGACCCTCGCTTGTACGCAGCCTTGGCCTTGTCGCGAATCTTGTGTGCCAGTGCTGCCTCGGAGAGGTCGTCCGGAAAGTCGGTGGTCTCACTGGACCAGTCTTTGAAAGTCGATCTGAACCCATGAACCGTGATGTGGTCATAGCCCATACGTCTCAGGAGAGCGAGCATGGCGTTCTCGCTGAGGGCCTCATTGCTGAGGTCGTTGGGGAACAGCAGGTCTCGCTTCATGCGCGGCCGCGCGAGCGCCAGCGCAGGCTTAGAAAGCGGAACCACATGCTCTACCTTGGCCTTCATCCGATCTCTTGGCACTGTCCACGTGCCGGCGTCCAGGTCGACCTCCCTAGGTGTAGCTCCCAGCGTCATTCCCGTTCGGGCCGCGGTGAGGATGGTGAACTCGAGGGCGCGCGCCGCTTCTCCGTGCCTAGACCGCAGGGCAGCCATGAAACTGGGCAGCTCGGCATATGGGAGTGCGGGGAAGTTCTCTACCTTGGTCACTGCGGTGGGTTTCGGCAAGATCACGGCCAAGTGCCCGCGCCACCGTGCCGGATTCTCTCCGCTGCGCTTCTTCTGCACGGTCACTGCATCAAGCACGGCCTCCATGCGTTGCCTTACGCGGCTTGCAGTCTCTGTCTTGGTGGCCCAGATTGGGCGCAGCACAGCCAGGACATGCTCGGTCTCGATACGATCCACCCGCAGATCCCCCAGCACCGGCTTGGCATAGGTCGCTAGCGTGCTGGTCCACTGACCGGCGTGCTTCGGGTTGGTCCAGCCTGCTGCGCGTTCCGTGATGTATGCCGTGGCGGCCTCCCAGAACGTTGGGATGCTGGCTGTGGCGACCGCCGCCGCTCGCCTTCCCGCGAGTGGATCTTGGCCGGCCTGTACCATCTTCCTCGCGGCTCCTGCCGCCTCCCGCGCCTCGGCCAAGCCGGTCACGTGCAGCGGGCCTAAGCCCATTTCTGGGCGCTTCCCCTCAAATCGATACCTGAACACCCAGCTCTTAGCGCCGGACGCGGTCACTTGCAGGTATAGACCGTCACCGTCCGGGTGGTAGCCTGGCTCGGTGATTGTGGCCACCCTTCTCGCCGTCAGGCGATTGATCTTCAATCCCATATCCTACCCATCCATGTACCCATCCGGCAGACGCGACTTCACGCGAAAGCCCGCGAACGAACCCGGATGGTGAAACGTAGCTGACGCAAGGGCTGAGACTGGTTTCACGAAGGCGCACGGAAGCTAGGGAACCCCCTAAATTCAGACACTCTCTCCGCCAGCCCCCGCCGATTGCCCTCTACAGCGCAATATTGCCGCCGATCACCTCCGATGGCCGCAACGTCACCAAGTAGAATACGCACCGTCGATCACCGCCGTTTTTGTGCTACAGCCCGACACATCAGCGTCTACAGCGATGATGATCTCGATGGACTGTTCGTGATTCGAAGCGCTCGATGTTAGACCAGAGGTCGACGACCTTGAAGAATATGGAGTGGATCAGGCGACGGCCTGCGATCTGAAACTCCTCATCGACCCGAGGAACATCACATTGACGCCTCGGACGGATACCCCTGAAAAGCCGACACCGTCCTCCAGCACTAGGAATGAGAGGCGATAGCGGCCGTCTGAGGAACGGACACGCTCGGTGCCGACCAATATGGCGCCGAGCTGGCCTATTTTCAGCAGCGCTATTACGTCAACGGCGGCTTCACGCACCACTTTCCGCACCTCCATCTGCGCCCCGCAGACCAGCCCGGTATCGTCCAGTCGGTCCTCGATGGAAGCAACGCCGATCAGCGCGATCGGCTCCTCACGGTGATGATGATTGTCTGGCGATTCCGAAACAATCTTTTCCATGGCGAGAAGTGGGCGTACCAGCTTCAGGGTCAGCTCTCGAACTTTACGCATACCAATGCTGTCCTAATGCGGCTTCTTGAGCAACATGGGCAGTTGGCAAACTGACGGCACAAATTCCACGCGGCTTCCGCTAGAACGGATCGGTCGCATAGACCCGTCGCTTGTCTGCCTACCGATGACTACATCCTAAGTAATGCCGTCAAGCTAAGCTGAACGTGCTGCCCAGAAACCGCTTAGGGTTTTTGCTTGTTAGGGCTGGGACGGCTTCAGTACGATATGGTGCCGCACTTGCTTCTGACTTAGCCTAATCTGTGGATATGAATTTGAGGGACACTCGTTGACGGTTACGCTCGAAGAGGAGCTCCTCACCCATCTCGATTCCGCCATCCCGGAAGGCGAGACCAAGACCCGCAACATCGACGTCGTGGCCTTCTTCAACGGCTTCGGCTCGTCGACCTGGCCGACGCTCGAGGAGACCGGTCAGCATTTCGGCGGCATCACCCGCGAACGCACCCGTCAGATTATCGCTGCGAACTACCGCGATCGTGTCGGTGCCGAGGACCTGCCTGAGCTGCGCGCCTGCGCCGAACGGATCTCGGCCTTCGGCATCTGGTTCGCCTCCGATCTCGCGAAACTTCTGGTCGACGAAGGCTGGGCCGACGAGGACGCTAACATCCTGGGCGTGCTGAACATGATGCAGGGCCTTGGCCTGTGCACCGAGTACGGCCTCTACGACGGCCGCATCACTTCCCTGACCCGTTCCAAGCTCGACGAGGTCGAGGACTATCTGATCCTCGACGGCGAGAGCGTCAAGCTCCTCAAGGCCGCGGTCAAGGAGACGCGGCGCATCCCGGGCCTCGTCGGCTTGGCGGACGTCGCGCATCTCTCGCAAATCGATGTCGAGCTCAAGACGCTGCTTGCAGTCATCCGCCTCCATCCCGAGGCTTGGGTCGGCGAATCGGGCGGCATCACGCGCTACTGCTTCGAGGATCGCGAGAACGTCCTCGTCAACATGTCCGAGAAGGTCTTCTCCGTCTTCGACAAGGTCGAGATCTCCCGCCTCGCAGCGACACTCGCCAATGCGCTGCGCCGTCGTTCGACAAACCTGTCCTATCCGGACCAAGCAGCCATCGAGCAATACATCCGCGGCTCAAAATTCTTCCAGTGCGGCAAGCGCATGGCCAGATTCGAGGGCGAGACCACCGAGCTGACAGATATCGAGACCGACATCGTCGACTTCCTCGACGAGAACGGCCCGTCCGATTTCGTCACGGTACGCGCGCATCTTGTGTCGCTCGGATACGGCATCCCTCTGTTCACGAAGACGATCGGCGCGAACGCGTTGGTGAACGTCGACCGGTCCGCCGGACGCAAGCAGTTCGTCTACAGCCTCGTTGGCCGACCCCGGCCGTTGGAGCGCCAGCCCGTGGACGACGCGCTCACCGACGACGACCGCTATTCCCGCTTCGCGGCGCGCCTCCAGAGAATCGGCGCAATCGGCAGCACGGATGCCGACGTGCAGAGCACGCACCGCCGCGAACAATCGATCCTGTCCAAATACCTCTTCGAAGGCCGCAAGACGCACCTCTGCGCCATCTGCGGTGAGGAGCACGACGTCGCCTCCCTCGTCACGGCGCACAAGAAGAAGCGATCCCTCTGCAACGAGCGCGAACGTCTCGACCCGCATATCGTCATGCCGCTCTGCGTGTTCGGCTGCGACCATCTCTACGAACGCGGCTTGCTTCAAATCTTTGGCGGGCGAGTGACCGGCGATGCGTCGAAGGCAACAGGTGCGGCGACCAAGGCATTCATCGACAGGATTGCCGGGAAGTGTGTTTCGAAGGAATGGCTCCAAGGCGGCGACAGCTACTTCCAGCGGTAGGGCTCTATTCCAGACCGGGCACTTAGCCGTGCTGCCATAGCACTTCGGGCTCGCCGAATTCGCCCTCGTCCGGGTTGGCCGGCATCTTCCATGCGATGACGCCGGCATAGCCCCGCGACATCAGCTTTGCCCGGGCGACGGCATCATCCTTGCTCGGCATCTGCTGCGCTTCGAATGCTGGCCTCAGGTCGCCGTCCTCGCCCCGCTTGAACGCGGCGAGAACGATGAGCGTGGTGTTCTTGCTCCGTTGCTGCTGCTCCATCGGCTGTTGAACGCGGCGCATCGTGATCGCTCCAATCAGGACTCCTGTGTGATCCTGGGATCAGAACACAGAGGGAACGCTGAGCAATGTCTATGCCCCGCGTTGACCCAAAGACCATCACGCTAGGCTTATTTTGGAGGGTTATAGAGGGCTATGGAGTAGATATAGTTCTCATCGCTATCCCGCATGGCCCGCCAGAACCATGAAAGGCCCCTGTCTTTGAAGGGACTTTTCTTATGGCGGGGATGCCGCGGGCAGGGCCCAGGCAGAATCTCGATCTCGATGGCACTTTCGCACCTGCTCGTGTCATTCAACTCCGGCAGACTGGGTGCTCTTGAATGGACACCCATGGCCTGCAATACGCCTAACCTTGAGGGCGTGGATCAGGTACTTGGTCGCCTGCGAATCCCTTCTAAAGCAGGCCGTTTCCCCAGTACCGCGGCTGCAGTGGTGTCACCCGCAGACGCCTTCAGTTGCAGTACGTCGAGCGACTCTGAACGCAGGTGCTCGAGCTCAGCTTGTGAAGGATACTTGTGGCGGATCAGCCACTCAGCTTCTTCTTGTGATCCTGCTTGCAAGGGGGGCGGCTTCATTGCAGTCTCCGGTGCATATCCGCTGTGCAACTGCATTCGCCTTGAAGCCCGATGGACTGCCGGCAATTGAGCGTTGCGGCGTGTTCTCGGCCGGGGTTTGGCCCGATTGACTGGGCGACGACGCAGGTCCTTCTGCCGCCGATGATGCTGCGCTCCGGCTTGTGGAAGGTTGTCCCGAGCAGGCAGTGGCAGTGGCAGTGGCAGTCGCCGCCAGGATGGCCGTAAACAGGATCGATCTCATGTGCATCACTGTACTCCACACATATTGTTCTGGACCTGAGTCCGCCACGCAGAGCATGACGCATGCATGCAGCATCCCAGAGGGTGGACTCAATATCGGAAAGCGGCGTCATTTCTGGCCAAAACGGGTGCCAGGCCGAGGCCATCATCGGGGCACTGCTTCGGCGCCGAAAAGTAGGGGGCGCCGTGCTGATACGCATCTGCGTTAGATGTGACAAGAGGTGGCGAATACTCCACCGAATGGCGCAATCTACCTGTAAGAAGCTTCGTAAGTGGGCCCCGGGCCCGGCTGCGGTGACAGGCCAAGAGTGACAAGGCCAACTGCTTCAGGAAGTACTCTTGATGCCTCGGTAGGCTTCGCCCCGCGCGCTCAGCGATGGCGGTGCCGCAACCAAAAGTTCCCGCGAGTCTTCTTCTCTCGCAGATCCGCATTGAACCAGGGAGTACTCTGTGGGCTCTTCCTCGCTTCTGGTAAGCCAATGAAGATCGCTGCACTCATCTCGTGCCTTGTGCTCTGTGCTTCCTTCGCATCTCCAGCATCAGCCCGGCCGCTGGCAGAGAAACTTGAAGCAGACATGGAAATGGCCGAGCACTCCATTCTCGCCTCCTTGGCCGTACACAAGAGTTCTGGAAGCATGTCACTGTGCTCCCAGGTCCCCTATGCCTGTGCAGGGGCTGATGGTGCCGAGCTGGGTCTTGCCTTGATCGGCGGCAGTAGAAGTCCAGCCGCGCCCCGGCACCTTGCAGGATTGACACGTTTTCGCATGGACGGAGCATTTTCTGAGGACTACAAGTGCTACGTCGCCGCGCAGGGATATTCAATCGTTCAGGCTGCGGCGAAGCTGGATGCCAAGCGTCTGGCAGGGCAATGCCTGTCCGAATTTTCTGCCTTCAAGCGACGGGCTGGCGGTGTGAGCTTCGACGTGGCGCCTGAGAACATCTGCAGTTCAGTCGCGGACATCCAGAAATCGCTGCGTGAAGTCGCCGGACTGGCCAAGGCCGGTGCTGGCTGTGACGGCGTCTGATCCGCCCATGCGTTCCATGGAGAATTGAAGCAGGGCGTCCGCGCTTTTCCAAAGGCTGTTGCCATGAAGATTCTTAGTAGCGTCGCCCATCCTTCGGTTTGTTATGGCACAACGGATAACTAGAGCACGACCGGAACGCCCCGTGCGGCCCATTCCGCTCCACAAACACGCCCAACTTGCACACCGGGCAGCGCTCCTCATTGATGGCCGCGCCTGAAATCCCGGACACCTCCACAACCCCTTCCGCCACCAGCTCGTCCAGGAACGGTGAGTGCTTCCCCTGCAGAGTGAACATCGCAACCGACCGTCGCGCACGCGTCAGCGCGACATAGAACAACCGTCGTTCTTCGCTCAGTGGATAGGTATCACCATCCGGCATTGCCAGCGAAAGCACCGGGTCATCCGAGCGTAGGCTCGGGAAGCTGCGATTGATCATGCCCGGCAGGATCACGTAGTCCGCCTCGCGCCCCTTCGATCGATGTGCTGTGAGGAACTCGACATCCATCGTGCTGCCAAAGGTCGTCTTCCAATCCGAAGGCACTACACCGCGATCCGCGCGGTAGCGCCCCAGAACAAACACGCTAACGCGCCCGTCGCGTCCCTGCGGAACCGCACCTGACAACAGCTGCTGGTGCAGCTTGGCAAGGTACTGGCGAACACCATCCTGCACCTCCTCACGCCGGTTCATCTGGAACGCCTGCAGCACCGGACCCCTTGCCGGCGTAGCAGAACGAACCGTCTTGGCAATCTGCGCCGGATTGCGGCTGATGAAGCGGCTGGAAACATCACACAGTGCCTGTGGGCAGCGGAACGTCTGCTCCAGTTTCAGCACCTGGCCGTGCCCCATCCATTCGCGGAAACCGGTCATCACTGAAACATCGGCGCCGGCGAAGCGGTTGATCGACTGCCAGTCGTCGCCTACGGCAAACAGATAGCGGCCCGGGCGGTTGACCAGAGCGCGGCACAAGCGGGCGCGGGCGCGCGAGGCGTCCTGGAATTCGTCGGCCATCACCAGCTCGTAGGGCGATTCATAGTGGCCCTGTTCCAGCAGCCCGGCGGCCATGTTCAACATGTCTTCGAAGTCGATGCTGCGTTCGTCCGCCAGCGCGTCATCCCACGCCTGGAACACAGGCCCCGCGATTTCAAGGAAGCGCCGGTAACGTTCCTTGAACTGATCCTCGGGCATCTGCCGCAGACGCTCGGCCATGTCTTCCAGGCTCAGGCAGTTGCTCTTGGCGTGTGCAATGAAAGTGCGCATCAGCCCGATCAGATCGGCATCGGGCATGGGCTTGGCGCCGCGATCGGGCAGCTCGCGATCCGGGTTGGGGTCGAGCTCGACGCGCGATTCGCCCAGCCGTTCCGACAGGTGGTGCAGGGCCTCGCCACTGCGTAGCCCGAACGAGGTGGTCTCGACCAGCGCGGTACCGCGTGCGGTATGCTGCTCGCGTTTCCAGCGCACGCCATCGGCGTAGTTGTCGAAATGCTTCGGCGGCTGGCCGTCGGCATCCAGCGCGAAGTGCTCGTGATACAGCTCGGCGTCCGGGTAATAGAAGTCCGGGCGATACTGGCGATGGGTATCCGTGGCGGTATCGAATTCGTAGCGCCGCTCGTAGTTGTAGGCCACGCCGTTGTAGAACAGCCAATCGGCAATCACGCACTCTTCCAGGCTCTTCACCCGCTCACCTTGCAGGGTGCGGATGTAGGGGGTGCCATCGCGGTCGTAGCCATCGGCCAGCATCTGCGTGCCCAGCGGCGGCAGGTCGCGCCCGAATACCAGCCGGAACATGTCCCACTGGGTGCGGAAGTGGGTCGAGCGGTCCTTCAGGTCGTCTACCAGCTCGGCCAGCTTGTTGAAGCCCAGCGTTGCTTCGACGGCCCATTCGGGAATATCGGGCTTGCGCCCCGTCGCCTTGGCGATGATGGACAGGCCAAGTGCATGGAAAGTGCGCGCCTCCACCACGGTATCGCCCATGCCTAGCCGCTCGAAGGATCGCTGTGCCCGTTCTTCCAGCTCTTTGGCGGCATCCTTGTTGAAGGCCAGCATCACGATGCGCTCGGGGGCCACAAAGCCACGGTCGATAGCGTAAGCAGCCTTGGCCACCATAGTGGAGGTCTTGCCGGAGCCGGCTGAGGCGACCACCTGCACGCGGTTGTCGAAACAGATGACCGCGCGGGCTTGTTCTTCGGTAAGCGGCTTGCTCTCCACCCGTTGCAGGAAGTTCCTGGCCAGCACCAGCTCGCGCGTTGCCATGGACGCGTTGGCCTCGGCCCAGACGGATGGCCAATCCAGTTCCCAGTCGCGCAGGGCGTCCAGCGCGGCACGGTGGCTGTGCGCGTGCAGGTCTTCGTGTACGGCGTCGTCGAGGAACAGCTGCTGCAGCTCGGACGGCTGCAGGGGCAGGGCGGGGCGCTCGGCCAGCAGTGCTTGCTGCTGTTCGTGGGTGATCCATCGGCGGTCGGCGCTGGCGCGGTCGGTCAGGGCGTCTGCCTCGGCCAGCCAGCAGTAGATCTGCGCGAGGATGTCTGCAAAGAGCGCTTTGCGACCGCGGGTCGTGCAGGTAAACATGACCTGCTGCACGGCGGCCGAAAGCTGGGATGCTTGGCGGTTGGGCAGGCCATCGACGGACACCGTGTGATGGTCTTCAGTCTGCAGCTCGACCCGGGCCCAGAACAGGCCTGGAATGATCCGCACGCGCGCATCATCGTCCACGTGCTGGCGGTAGTGCTTGCCACCCATGCGAATCTCGACGTATTCGCCTTCCAGCCGCAGCAACCAGTGTGCTGAACGGGTCAAACGCTGGCCCCAGCCCGAGGGGCGCCATTCCATAGACATCCAGAAACTGCCTTGCATACGTCAATGGGCGTAAAGTGCCCTTACGGGCCAATGATAAGCGGGCTTGGTGTCGCTTGCGGCTTGTACCGCCTCCGTCTCGGCGAACGCAGGCTTGCACCGGGTTACCATGGGGCCCGCAACCCGAGCTCGCCGTCGTTCAATGGTTGCAATCCAGGAAGGATTCCCATGTCGAAGCTGATGCAGCATTTCCCGCGCCGAATCCGTGTGTTGGCCGTCGCGCTGTTGGCCGCAGCACTGCCCGCCGCTGCGCAAGCAGCCGTCCAATCATTGGCGTGTGGTCTCTGGTCGGAAGAGGCTGACGGGACCTGGGACGCTCTGCGCTATGTGGATGGAGCCACCGGGGCTACGGAATCGCGCGACACCTATCAATGGACGTCGAAGCAGGTCTCTTTCGGCACCGGTGCCTCGTTCAGTTGGAATCTGATCTACCACTGGCCGCGTGATGCGATCCGTCAGAAGACCGTTCCCGAGCGCGACGTGGTTGTGGGCATGGAGTTCCGGTTCAACGCAAAGGAGATCGGCCAGCCACTGAAAGACCCGGGGCATACGTGGATTCATCTGTACCGCTTCGCCGATCCGGCCAGACGGTTCTCCGTTCACTCCACCAGCCTGACCAACACCATGGACTGGACGCGCCTGCAGGATGGAAGCCTGCATGGACGAGCGTTGTTGTCGCTGGACACGGTGCTGGCATTTGGCAGGGACTTGGATGCACTTGTCTGGAACATCCGTCGTGGTCCCGATCCGCTGGGTGTGACCGAGTCCGAGTTTGCGGGCGCGCTGCCCGTGTCAGCGATGCGCGGCAAGATGGCGCGGGTTCCGCAACTGCGCGTAGCGCTGGACCGCAAGGCGGCGAACTTCCGCAGTGAATGCAAGGCGCCCATCATGATGGGGCAGTAG